TAGTGAAGAAATCCTCACGAGATACTTTCTTACCGTCTACGATTGCACCTGTCTTAGATGTTATATACATCCAAGAATATCCACGAGTTCTTAACTGTATGCAGAAGTCAGTTAGTGATGTTAAACTAACAATTTGTTTGGTAGATCTTGCACAGATAAGTACCTTACTCTTGTTGCAATCATCAATGCTATCTATTACATTGTCACAGTCTTTCTCGTGTCTAAATCTACTGTCATCAGTCTCATCTATCTTCTTGATTGTTACTTTAGGTGGTAGAATATACCCACCTTGTACTAACTGTGGTGCTGGTACATTGACTAATACTTTACCAAATATGTCCTCATCATTCATTCCTATTTTAAAAGGAGTTCTTGAATGTTTAGGTGTAGCAGTAAAGAAATAAGAACGATTAGCATACATTGAATGATACTCAACTGCTTCAATAAAGTTCTTTTGTACACTATTATGTGCTTCATCAAAGTATATTGTATCCACCTCAATATCAAGTGAATCTGCAATTCTATGTAAAGAATGATATGTTGTAAAGATCAACTGATTCTTAATACTATTATGATACCACTCTTCTATCTCTTTTGTCTTAGTTGTGCTTGTATGATGTGTCTCTCCTGAGTGAACATGAAGTACATCCACATCATCAATTAGTTCTAAAAACTCTGCACATAATTGTTGTGCTAATAATATGCGAGGTGCAACAACTACAATAGTTTTTGATACACTATTCTTTGTAAATTGATACTTTGCATCCTCAATCATGCACATTGTTTTACCACCACCAGTAGGCACGATAATTTGACCTTTATCGTTACCCCACATTGCATTGACTGTATCAGTTTGGTGTGGACGTAATGTAATCATAAAAACTTTTCTCAATGATTATAATATAACATAAAAAAAGACCCCGAAGGGTCTTAGTGTGACAGTTATTTGATTGCCACTCTCTCTGGTACTTTTACATCCAAGTTCTGTAGAAAGTTTACTACAAATGCTTCGAGATAGATCAGAGGAAGTATAACAAAATCAATTCCATTTAACTGTTGTATTTTGTTAACAACTGTCTTAACTTTACTCTCTTGTTTAATATCTTCAGTCACGATTGGCTTAGCAACTGGAGTATTTAGAGGTATAGATTTAGAAACAGTTGTTGATGTTTTACGAGTGCGTCTTTTGCGTGGAGTTGTTGATCTCTTTGCTGTAGATGCAGTTGGCATAGAATAATAATGCAATGGGAAACTATAGGGATGTTAGTTCTTTCTGTGGTGGCGACCCACGAGGCACATCCATCTCCTCGTAAATTAGTGTGTTGAGGACTTACAGGGCGTAATTTCTCAACTGAATTGAGACAACCATAGACCCTTGCCTAAATGATGTGGGACTTACAACTTCAAAACTGTCTTTTCAGATGTCCTAAGACATCAGCAGTACAAGAGGTCTCCAAACATAAAGAGCAGTTTTCCACAGAATGAATCAAAGATCATCTGATTGTTGCTCACCCCTGCCTTGCGTTTGCCCAAATAATGTGTGAGGGAGTGGGGCAATGATCTAGGTTTCACCCAGTTGCCCAAATTTACCTACTGGGAATCGCTTACACCTGAACCCCCACCACTTTCAACTCTAAGGAGTTTCTACGATCCTAACATAAGTTAAGTCTGACGTAGGTTTGGGGCAGTAGAACCACATATCCCTCAACATTTATATAATAGCATAAAAAAACCCCCTGTATAGGGGGCTTGTGTCAGTTTGTTGACTGGTTTATGCTGCTACTGGAACTCTCTTGATTTGAACAGGTACAGTTGCACCTTTTCTCAAGTTAGCACTAGCATATACTAATGCAGCATTAGATCTGGTAGTAGATCCACCCTTACTCCAAGGATAATGATGGTCAACATGAATAATGCTACCATTTAATATATCCCTACAATTAATTTCCTTCTCAGTTTCAGGACACTTACCACCTTGTTCTCTCCACAAATCAAATAAGAAAGAAACATCCCTATTGAAATCTCTTTGAGGATCTCTGGAGATTATAAGACCATCTGAAAAATCAGATAATGATGCAATTAACTGATTCTCACGAATAGTTACAAAACTCTTCTGAGCAGATCTCTGAATACCAGCATATCCACGATCATCTGTTCCAGTTGGTTTTCCATAATTAGGAGAATTTTTATCCTTTTCAATTTTTCTCCATAGAATAGTAGGATCTGCCAATCGTGCTGTTTGTGCATCACAATACTCCTCAAAGAATTTCTTCTTATCAGTATAAACAATATTATTATTGTTCATATAATTTAAGAGTAATGCAAGATCAACAATATTAGTATTTGTCCTTTTACTGCAATCAGCTACCTTGTCACCATCTTCTCTGAATTGAACTAAATCAGCAATCTGTCTTATAATCTTATCTGCTCTACTGAATGATTGCACTTCAGGAGTACGATCACCATAAGCAGCATCCCTACTCTTTTCTCCAAATCCAACAGTTCCTCTTGCACATAAAACAGCAACATCTACAACGAAGGCATCAATCATACGTCTATTGAATCCTTTCTCATTGTATATTGTTTCAAGTTTTTTCCTATTCTTTTTAACACAATCTCTAACTAAACCTGAGAATACATACATCTTACAGTTACGCTTTTCTTGAGCGTTAAGAGTCATTCCCTTGTTGATAGATTCAAATAAATCTGCTAGATCTTCTCTTGTTCCACTTTCAACTATTTTAACAGTAATGTCAGTATTTTCAATGTAAGTTCTAAATTGTGGATCAAGATCGTCAAATAGTTTTGCACCATTAGTTGCTTCATATATTACAGGATTATTATCACTACCACCAACTTCATACTCACCTAAGAATAAAGGAAAGAGTCCTTTGAAAATTCCAAAGAAGAAATCAGTTATACATCTTGTCCTATTATTACCATCTATGGTAATATATCTGTAACCTTTATCTAAAAGTCCTTGATAAAATATATAATCGTCATGCTTTCTACCATATTTCTTTTCAACAGATCCTTGACATTTAGCTATGTCTGCAAGATATATTGAAGTTGGTGCTTTACCATTAAGTAAAGATCTCATGTACTGTTGATTATTTTCAGTTACCCATCTATGGTAAGACTGAAACGAATCATCGAGATATATGCCGTTATCTCTCATAGTGGTGGCAAGATAATATGCCTTCCACCAATGGGCATCAATTCTAGTACGCATTGTTTTTTCTTTAGTAGTTTACCCAGACCTGATCGTATTCTCTGCGATAGAGTGAGACCTGCCTCGATATTTGTTTACGTTGTATAGTATATAGTAGGTTTTTAGATTTGTCAACCCCCACTAAGGAGTGTACTCATATCCATACTTTTGAAGATAATCTTCAAACAGTTCATCAGGAACCCTACCTTCCCAATAATCCTTCTCAGTATAGGACGAATTATTTAATTTGTCAATAGAATCTTGGTCTGTCATACGATTGTTCCAATTCAAGTACGATAGTATCTATGATCCTATCAAAACTCCTTGCCATCTGACGATAGCCTGATCCAACATACATTTGACCTGAAAATACTGAGATAGTAGCAAGACCCCAGAACCAGTAATAAAATCTGGATTTAACTTGTGCCTTCACTTTTTGTCTTCTAATTTCATTCATTGTTTAAGTACCATTGATAAGTAGATTCAATACCTTCTTTTAGAGAAAGTTTAGGTTCCCAACCTAATGATTTCATCTTATCTACATTCATCACCTTTCTAGGAGTGCCATTTGGTTTATTAGTATCCCAATCAAATCCACCAGTGAAACCAACAACATCTGCAATAGTTTCAGCAAGTTCTTTAATGGTTACGTCTACACCTGTACCGACATTAATATGACTTTCACCTTCATACTTCTCCATACAAGTATAACATGCTTCTGCTAGGTCATCAACATGTAGAAACTCTCTCATTGGTGTACCATCACCCCATAGTGTTATGGGATATTGATAACTACCACCTAAATCATGTCCTATATTATTCTTACCCTCGTGACATTTACGAAGTAATGCAGGTAATACATGAGAAGTTTCAAGATCAAAGTTATCATTAATACCATACAAATTAGTAGGCATAAGTGATATTGCATTGAATCCATATTGTTGTTTATATGCTCTGCACATTCTCAGACCAGCAATCTTAGCAATGGCATAGGCATCATTAGATGGTTCTAATTCACTTGTTAATAATTGATCCTCAGTAATAGGAATCTTAGGACTCTTAGGGTAGATACATGATGATCCTAAGAACAATAACTTCTTAACACCATTACGATAAGCAGCATCAATGATATTTGATTGTATCATCAAGTTATCATAGATAAACTCTGCTGGATGATTCTTATTACCTAATATACCGCCAACTTTGGCAGCTGCCACGAATACATATTCAGGTTTATTAAATTCAAAGAATCTTTCAACATCATTTTGTTTCCTCAAATCCCAGTGAGATGATGGAGACGAAAGAATGTTATTTAATCCTTTCCTTTTGAGCATACGGACAATAGCAGAACCAACGAGTCCTGTATTTCCTGCCACATAAATTTTGCTATTACTGTCCATAGATAACCATGTCCTCAACTAATTGGTCAAATGTAATTTTAGGTTCCCAACCTAATTCTTTTCTTGCTTTGGAAGAATCACCTAATAATGATTCAACTTCAGATGGTCTGAAGTATCTATCACTAACTCTAACTACTGCTTTCTTTGTGTTCCAATCATAACCTACCTCATCTTCACCTTCACCCATCCATTCAATATTAAAACCAAAGAATGGTGCTGCTCTATCAACAAAATCTCTTACAGAGTATTGTTCACCAGTAGCAATTACATAATCTTTAGCTTCATCTTGTTGCAACATCAACCACATTGCCTCTACAAAATCTTTCGCATGACCCCAATCTCTCTTTGCATCTAAGTTACCAAGATATAAACATTCTTGTCTACCTGTAGATATATTTGATAGACCCATTGTTATCTTCCTAGTCACGAATGTCTCACCTCTACGTGGTGACTCATGGTTAAAGAGAATACCTGAACACGCATACATGTTATATGCTTCACGATAGTTCTTTGTAGTCCAGTAGGCATAGAGTTTAGCACATCCATAGGGTGATCTAGGGTAGAAGGGTGTTGTCTCCTTCTGAGGGACTTCCTGAACCTTCCCGAACATCTCTGAAGTGGATGCTTGGTATATTCTAGTCTTCTTCTCCATTCCTAGCAATCTAACCGCTTCTAGGACACGAAGTGTACCTAATCCATCAACCTGACCAGTATATTCTGGTGTCTCAAATGACACCTTCACATGACTCTGAGCTCCTAAGTTATAGATCTCATCAGGTTGTACCTTTTGAATGACACCAATAATATTGGTAGCATCAGTTAGATCACCATAATGTAGTTTAATCTTATTAAAGAAAGGATCAATTCTGTGTGTATTGATTAGTGATGCACGACGTACAATACCATGCACCTCATAACCTTTTTCTATAAGCAATTCAGCAAGATAAGAACCATCTTGACCAGTAATTCCAGTAATTAAAGCAACTTTCATACTATTCCCATCGTGAAACTGTCAATTCTATGGAGTTGTCATCCATTTCCCATTCTTCATCCACCACGAACCCCTCCTCTCTAATAGTGTTGTGTAAAACCATTCTAGCATATTGTTGAGTAACCTTTTCAACAAATCTTTGTGGTGGAATTGGTTGTTGCCAAGTCTGTAGATCAGCCACTAACTCATAACTTCCTGTATTATTATTCAATCTAAATCCAATCTCATTACCAACGGCAACATCAACTTGCCATTGCTTATGTGTATGGTCTAGAGGATTTTCTAATTTAACATCTTCCTCTACATTATATTGTAGAAGTTCCAATGCTTCCATTAGTTCTGGTTTCTTTTTAATCTGTGTCTTGATCGTACTGAAGTGTGACATCTTTCTGTAAGTTTGGTTGTTGATAATAGTCTGGAGTTTCTTTTCTCCAAGTAACTGTTCCTAATTGTTCTTCAATCTTTTCTGTAAGATCAAGACATTGAGTGCCTGTGACACCAATAACTTCCTCAGTTACAGAACCATCCTGGCTAATACTAAACTTAATAGTTTGTTTTTCCATAATAGTTTTATGTATCTAGACATTATAAAACCCCTCAACTAAAAAGTCAAGGGGTTCCTGAATATTTAATTTGGGTTTACTAAACTACTTAAGGTGGATGTGAATGAATTAGCATGTGATTAGAATAGTTGACTACAATTTTAACTAAACTAAAACCTCCTTACATATACGTTTACAAATGTGTTGATCGTCTACACAGTCGATTAAGCACTCGTAGTATTCCGTGAGCTTCGCATCATGTTCATCCTCGTATGAACCTGCTAATTGATTAAATGAAATTAAATTGTGCATTAATCTTCTCCATTGACTACTTTTACCATAATATACCTCATAACAACGAGGTTTAATGCATTGTGTTCTCCTTAGTGTACCTCTCGGTGACTAATATTATTTATAGCACGAATGTGTGAATTTGGCAATATTCTTTTACAAAAATTTATGCCTACTCAATTCCTCTATTGCTGCTGGTAAGATTCCATACTCCATTCTTTGTATTGCTTTTGTTAATGATTCCACTGTATCATCAGGCATTATAGGAACCTCACCTTGCTTGATTATCTCTCCACCATCCAGTTCCTCATTGACATAATGAACAGTACATCCAGTTACTTTTTCACCAGCCTCCATTGCTCTTTCAACTACATCCAATCCCTTATACTTTGGAAGTAATGATGGATGAACATTAATAATAGGACAGGGAAACTCGGATGGTTTCTTTAATACTCTCATATATCCTGCTAATACAATAAGATCTACACGATATGCCTCAAAGAGTTTTATCATCTGATCTTCATCTTTATGAGCAACCCTGCAATGAGGTATTCCCCATTTTGCTGCTCTTGCAATAGCACCACACTTCTTTGTATTGTGTATCATCAACACAACTTCATGTTTATTACATATAGGATTTGTAACTATGTTCTCAAAGTTAGTTCCGTTGCCAGAACACATTATACCGAGTCTCATTTAGTTTGCTCCGATACAATTGCTTTTAGTTTACCATCTTCAATAGTAATGTTTATTTGATGTTGTAAATCATTATCAGTATTCATAAGTCTAATGTCTATTGCACCACCTTTACCATAACAAGACATAATCAATCTATTACATTCTATATCCCACTTTTCAGGACTATTGGCATGTTTATATACTGGATTTGAGTGTTTATCCTCATATCCCTTTTCCCAAGGAGTATTCTCAGTTAAGTCTAACCATTTTTTCATAATACTTGAATCACTCCATAACAGTCAGGGATCTCGTGCATTAATTTACTTTCTATACCTTGCTTTAAGGTAATAGCACTCATAGCACATGTAGAACACGCACCACCAAGTCTTACCTTAACAAAGTTAGTTTCATGTTCTATCTCCACGAACTCTAACCATCCTCCATCTGCTTCGATGTAAGGTATAAGTTCTTCAAGAACCTTGATTACATTCTCTTCGTTTAATTCCATTGTCATAATGTTATTTTACCTCCATACTTAATATATAATCTCTTTACCTGCTCTTTATCAAGACCAGCAAGATTTATGCAGTTATGTAAACATTGACGAATACATTCTCTATCACTAACTGGTGCTCGTTGTCTCCATCCATCTTTATCAACATATGTTTTTGCACCTGCAAATCCATATCCTTCATCGTCATCACCTGCTTCTACTTTCTTTAAGTCATCACGAGGTGTTGATGGATTAGTGTAACTATGTTGACTCATTGGTAATAAGAAGGGTTATAATCTGTTTTTGATTTCTTGGATTGACTCCAAGGTTTATACTCTGGTTCAGGTTCATCAATAAGATGCTTGAAATGCTCTGTATCAAAGTACGATGGTGGTAATGGTTCCACATTATCGTATGGGCCTTCTAGTCTTCTCTTATATTCTCTCTCATCTAATACTTCATTGATAAGAATCTTTAACTCTTTAACCACCTCTGGAGTATGCACCCTACGAGGTGTAATTACAGCACGAGGAAGAATTGGTTCTCCATTCTCATCGTGTGGATATACATTATCAGTACATCCCTTGATTGCAGGGCCACTTAACCCTTGTGTGTCTATCTTGTCCATAATAAATGCGTTTTCTTATTTATTGAGTATCAAGAGGACGACCCTCTTGTGACTTATACATTTTTGCTAATCTATCCTCTTCATTACCTGTAATATCATCATACTGAGACCAATGCTGTATGACCTTGCTATTTCTTTTCTTTACGAACTTTAACTGATGCCAATCAGTATCATAACATAACAATAATGTATGAATATATTTGTGTGGATCATTCTTTGAATACTCACATTGAGGTTTAGGTCTGATACCAGTCTCTATTGTAATATATCTTGCAACTGGATTCCATCCATACTTAATTCTTTTCTCATTATCTACCTCATCTCCTTTAAAATAGACCCAACCTTCATCCTTACCATACTCACCACGATCCCAGATCACATAATCGTCAACTTCTGGTTCATACATTGGCATAAGTTTAAGACAAGTATATTATATCACAATATATAGATTATGGAAAGATGTTGAGATTTTTGAACGAAATATAAAGAGGACATAAAATTTATAGATATAGTATATAAATTATGTTATAATATCAACACAAACGGGAGAAACCATGATCAATTTAGACGAACGATACCATGACTACCTAGACGGTAGCAAGAAATTAAGAATAGATGGTACTGATGAACGTCTTAATGCTTATGGTTGGCATTGTGACGGCAATGAAATAAAAGGATATTATCTTACGACAGAAAATTATAAGTTATTTTACAATATGAACGAACAATTTATAAAGATGGAAGCACTACGAGAACCAGTAGTATCATAAAGCACCGTTTGTATAATTATAAGGAGACTCTGCAAATGCTACGTAGAGCATTCTTTCATTTGCCTCATTAATTTCCTGAAAAGTTCCATGAGGTTTAAATCCATTAGCAAACATTTTCACAGGATGTGATGTTGCAGTTTCAGCAGCATTAGTATCCATGTATAGAATTGAAGATACCTCGCTTTGTGGTTCTCTTGCAGTATCATACATTCTCCATGATCTACCAGAGTTGATATTCTTTATCATAACGAAAGCTGGTTTAAATCCTGTATAAACGAATGTTCCATCTGCATCGCCATTACCATAAAATTGTCCGAACTTAGAATACCCTTCGATTTCAGCCCACATATATGCCACACAATCATTATTATTAGGATTCACATTATTGGCATTTGTAGTTCCTGCTACGGGTTCAATGTGATGAACACTACTAGTAAGATTAGCGATTCCACCTTGAGATGTAGCAGAAATGAAATTAAATTCAGCACCATCACCATCAGATAAGAAACCTTCATTATTATCATTCCAATGATGCTTACAAATCCAATGTCCAGATTGCAATCTCTTTTGCATAACAAAATCGCATTGTTTTCCTAATCCATGAGGAATTTTATCACTCGCACCATTTGGTCCACCTTGATACTTAATCATAGAGAAACCTGCTTTAGTGTTCACACTCAGTTTCTGAACAGTTATACCATTAGAAGTGTAATCTAATGTAATTGGCATCTCTTCTAATGAATCATATCCTACACCATCTATATTAAAGTCCTTACTATTTCCACCTGCTCTAAAACAATAAGCAACATAATGTCTATTAGCCGTATTACCACCACTAACTGAACCATCTGATAGAGTAAATCCATCATCATCGAAAGATCTTAGGTATGGAGTTCCAGTAGTACCACTCTCTGCACCATTACTATCAGGATTCAAATGAGATTTGACTCCTCTATTCACATCACATAAAACATGAGATACTACTGTACTTCTTGCCTTAAACCAAATCATATCTGGTCTAAAAGGTAAGTTTATCTTTCTTCCATCACTATCATCTCCTTCATATAATACTGGTTGGAAATGATCTGTGGCATTTGGAATTGCTGGTGCTGGCATGTTCTTCTGACACATTGCGATATGTCCAGCTGGTGGTTCATACATGAATAAACCTTCACCACTCTCATCTCTATAAGTTCCTGCTGTTTCCTGTCCACAGAAGGATGGATTCTGTCCAAAGTTTACTGTGAAATCATTATCTTGACCATCATTCCATGTCCAGAAATCAGGTAAATGAACCTCTGCAAGATCATTCACACCAGTGACAGGAGATCCTGCTTGTTCATTTCCATCAGTAAAGAAACGAACAATTCCTTTGTCCTTATCCAATGCAACTCCAATTATAATACCATCACTTTGATGATTGTTACTTCCATCATAGACATTGGATCCATTCTTACGAAATCTATCATCTCTTGGTTCATATGATACTCCTTTTCCTGATCCAGTAAAACTATTCAATTGAGATCCTGCTGCTACAATTCCAACACCAGGAGAACTATTATTATCATCTAATCTAACTTCCCAATACCATTTTCCACTACTTACACCCATAGTTCCTTTTGCTGCAGATGTATCACCATCCAATCGAGTTGAAAGTCCACCATTATAATAAACAGCAGCAACATCATTAGAACCACTTCCTTGGTCATCAGTAATGTCTTGCCTATCATTTAGAAGTGGCCAGTTACGTCCAGGTGCATCTTTAGTAACTCTCCAAGCATTTGCTAGTATTCCATTCTGGAGTGTTCCAAAGTTCTGTGGAACCCAAGGTCTTACACAATCAAAACCACCTTTATATTTTGCAACTCCAATATATACACGCAAATCTTGTAAATAACCATCCCAATTCTGTACAGTTCCACTATGGAACTTACCTATTTGAGTAGTTGTACTACTATTAGCAATATTATGTGTATAAGCATGTTCTCCTACTGCTGCACCATTCTGATAGAAAGTAATTACACCATTATATCTTTCAACAACACAATGAACCCACTGATTTGAAACATATGCTTTAACAGCATCAACTTGATTACTACCATTTGCCATATAAAATCTTAAATAACCAGCTACACCATAAGTAAATGTCCAACCAGCAGTATTTGAAATAATAGTATCATCTGACCCTCCTGTATGGAAACACCAACATTCTACAGTAAAGTCTTTTGTTCCTATATCAAAACCACCTTCGTACTCATTAACTTGTAGATAATCACCAGTACCATCAAATCTTGCTGCACTACCATAATATGAGGCAGTAAAGTTAGTTCCCTCATTGGTAAATTTAACATCATCCAAGAGAGACACGGTTTTAGGGTATCCATCTCCTCTTATAAGATGAGAATAATCTCCATAACCATCAACTAATCCATTATAAACAAGAGGTAATGCTAATTGACAATATGCACCAAATGGATCGTCACGAACTGCTACTTTAGGGTCACCATCAATTTCTGCCTTTGGTTGAGCAAGATCTTCCTTAAGTTTTAAAATAGTATTAGGTGTGCAATGGAAATCTGCACCAGGATTATTATTACTATTAAATGGTAGATAGAATCCATTAGGGCCAAATCCACCTCTTTGTTTTATACCTGCCTTTATAACTGATGGTTTTTTAGGAGTCCAATATCCTTGTCTGACATCTGTATTTCTTCCAAATCTTCCTGCATTAGTAATACCATACCCATCTTTATAATATCCAAAAACATCTGGTGATAATCCTACTCCATCAACATAAAAACAATCACAAAAATTTACTCCTCTAGTTGAAAGTAAACTATTATCCATCAATGCAGCAAAATAATGCCTCTTACCAGAATTATTCAGATGATGAAAGTGTTGATTATGACCTGGAGTATTTACATCTTGTGAATTATTTAATAGTGTGCTACTTGGTGCTCTATTTAATCTAACACCATTTACATATAATTTTACTCTTTCATCACCTGTATTGCCTGAATGTGTAGTATCTATTGAAAGTAAAATATGATGCCAATTGGATGGATCTAATACTTGACAATCCCATCGAACTTGTTCAGTAGTACTGTCTGTACCTTGTCTATCAAAAAATTCTAGAAATCCACCATTAGTCCATCTCAAATGAGTGGTATTATCTTTTGTATGTCCTCCATTAAACACCCAAAAAGTACCTTCAGTACCCCAACGTTTTACCCAACAACTCCATGAGGCAGACATTCTGTTGCCAGTGCTTGTAGGATCTCTGTATAAGTATGGATATGATGACATATGTTATTACCCGAAACTAGTTGATCCAGAAGGAAAATAATCAGTTACAATTTCGACCCAATCAGTTCCATTATATATTTCCATTGAACTATTACTACTATTCCATCTAGTATAACCAGCATAAGCAACCTCTGGTCTTTCTGTTGTTGTTCCTACTGGTAGACCTAATGCACCAGAACTTAATTTTGTATCTACAACACCTGAGTCATTAACCTCGAATCTTGTCTTACCATCATCACTGGTAACTGAAAAGAGAGATCCACTATTATATTCACTAAATGCTGCAATCGTATCCCCATCAGTTGCTTGAAATTGAACCACACCCTCATGTGCAGTTTTTGCAAGAGCAACCATAGTGATAGTTGATGCACTACCAGTAGCAGTACCACCACCCTTAAATTCTATCTTAGGATCATTTGATTGACTCCTATTCGGGGTTATAATTATATCTCTGTCAGATGTGGCCATTTAGTTATACCTCATTGTGATTATTTATCCTACGAATCTAAAGTAACCAGTTGACGTGAACTTATGAAGTGTGTAACCACTTCTTGTTGTTGTATCAATGGTTCCACCGATTCCTCTTTGTGGTCCTTTGTATGCAACAATAACAATACCAGATCCACCAGCACCACCAACAGATCCACTTAGAGTACCACCGCCTCCACCGCCACCGCCAGTGTTTGCAGTTCCTGCAGTTCCATTGTTATTATTACCATGTTTACCTTGTCCACCACCACCTTGGCCACCAGCAGAAGTTCTTCCACCTTCATTACCACCTCCACCTCCACCACCACCGTAGTAGGTGTCAGTTCCAGTTATTGATATTTGTCTCCCATCTCCACCATCACCACCTGCATTTGAACCAGCAACTGATGGCATACCTGCTTTTCCTGCACCACCTCCACCAGATCCTTGGCTTCCAGCAGCACCTGCTCCACCATCATTACCCTGACCTAATGTTCCCAATCCACCTGCTGCATCTGGTTGACCAGTACTATTATGCCTACAACCACCTCCAGATCCACCAGCAGTTTGGATATGACCACTTACTCCTCCACCACCGCCACCAACGGCAATCTTATTATCAAATTTTGATTGAATTCCTTTTCCTGCTGCACCTACACTATCTCCTGCTCCACCATATCCACCTCTACCTACTTCAATCAAATAATTCTTTCCAGAAGTAATATGATACTTATCATAATATAAAACTCCACCAGCACCACCACCACCGCCACCACGGTCTCCTCCACCGCCACCGCCTCCAGCAACGATAAGAACTTCAGCATTATAATCTTCTGCAGGGTAACGAACAATTACAGTTCCATTACCACCTTGTCCACCACCACCTTGAGCATTAACATTTCCACCAGCATTTCCTGCACCACCAGATCCAGTGTCTGGAATTCCATTTCCATTATAATGATTACTCTTACCAGAATTTGAACCTTCTCCACCTATTCCAGAACCACCAAGTCCAGGTGCTCCATTACCATGAGATCCTGCACCACCTCCACCAGCATAAAACTTCTTCTCTCCTGTAATGTCAAATTCTAATCCAAGTCCACCATCACCACAAGAATCACCATTTACATATGCACCAGTCTCATTCTCATTATACCCACCATCACCTCCACGAGTTCCAGCACCACCACCTCCACCTCTAGGATAAGTCCTTCCTGAAGCATTATCATGAGGTGCTGCTCTTCCTCCACGATTTCCTTGTCCTGTTGTACCTGCAGGTCCACTAGAGTCTGTATTTCCAGCACCACCACCAGAACCTACTGTACCATTTCCACCTTGTCCTCCAGTACCATTTCCTCCACCATATCCACCACCCCAAGCAGTTAGTGTACTAAAAGTACTATCTCCTCCTTGGTGTCCATTATAATCTCCAGTACCACCATTAGCAGTATCACCACCACCAGTACCACCTGCACCAACAGCTACTGTTACATTATCAGTAACCAAGAATCCTTTTCTATGAAGAAGTCCACCAGCACCACCACCACCTGCAGCAGCAGAACCACCAGAACCACCAGTATATTTGTTACCACCACCACCTCCACCAGCGACAACAAGTGCTTCTACTCTACCACCATTACCAGTAAATTTAGGTGCAAAAGTCTCAGTATATGTTGAAAATCTTAACTTCTCCGCATTATAATTCTGTGCAACTTCATCAGCAGATAATGCTCTATTATAAAGTCTAACAATCGCAATTCGACCATCAAGTCCTTCACTGTTACTACTATTACTCCAATTACCAATACGAAGAACACCATTAGATGTAGATCCATTATCTCCTACATCTTGCAATCCTCCAACATTTACTCCATTCACATATAATCTTGCACTACCATAATCATCATTAATAATATCATTATTCTCATATACTCCTATAATATGAGTCCATGTACCTGCAGTAATATTTACATCACCGAAGTAATGATGTGCTCCACTACCACCATTACCACCTACAAAGACATCTCCACCACTATGAAAACCAATACCTCTATTACTTCCTATATGATATATTACACTATTCCATGATTGATTGGTTGTTGCCATCGCCCATGCTTCAAATGTACATTGATGTCTAGCATCTGATCTAAACCCCTTTAAAGGGCCTTGAAATTCAACTCTATGACCATTAGTCCAACTTCTATTGAACACCATAGAACGACCATTAGCCTGATTATTAACATCAGTCTGACTTCTATCACCAAATCCAGTACCAGTTATTGGTTCAACAACTTGTTGCATTGGACTTAAATCCTTTACATCAAAAGCTGATCCATTCCAACATCTTTCATCCCCAAAATCCACATAAAGTGCTAAACCCTCTGTTACATGTTGAGATGGAAATTGATGTACTCTATAATTACCTGTTCTATGAACACTACCACCAGTTGCAGTTACAATCTTTGATCCGATATTAAATCCCATTTTAGTTCTCCACCTCTACTTCAAGTTTTTCAACGTCTTTTCTTTCCGCAAATACGGTATAGAAATACTCTGTAGAATCATCAGAACCTATAGTAACGCTGTTGTTATTTATTGATTCTACCCATACATTCTTGTTACCAATAGGTGTGACATTCACAGTAATTGAATCATCATGCACAAGACCAACCCAGTAGTCTGGTAGTTCGATTACAGGATCTGATGATCGACCTCGAACATAAACTGAATTCTCAGGGCCCTCAAGACATGCATATCTTAACTTATGATTTTCTTTTGTTGGGTGATCAATTACGAATGACTTAGTTGTTGCAGCAAATGAACCATAAACTTGTAATTTATAATTTGTTTGTGTCCAATCACCACCTATATTAACAGTTCCACCTGATGTGACACGAAATACCTCAGCTACTCCACTACTTTCTGGTTTTGTAAGAAATTTAAGATAACCACCAGAATCATCACCAGCATTACTATCACTAGTCTCTACGTAAGCTTGTATTCCTGCTACAATTTTAGAACCAGCATTAGAACCACTACTAGCATTAGAGTTTTCTCTATTAACAAATCTTAAGAATCCAGTAGCAGCACCATTTGTATTCTGATTACCACTTATATTGATAACTCCATACTCACCAACAGTTCCATCACCTGTTACCTCAAATATTTTTGTATTTCCTCCATCATTATCAAATGAAACACCTGTTAACGATTGAGTAACTATATGTCCTCCACCTAAAATACAAAGTCTTTGTGCTGCTGCACCACCGCCAGAATTTGCATAAAAATGTAAGGAAGTAGTTCCACCACTGGAATATGGTCCAATGTATGACATACCATTCTGGGTATTATGATATAAATTTAATGAATTGTCCCAATGACTAGTATTATCAAATGCCTCGGTATTTCCTTTTATTGCTAGTTGTCCTTTCGAGTCAGACTTTATTCTAGTTTCACCAGAAACTCCGATACCGATTGTATCTGTACTATGATAATACTCTAGAAATCCTTTATATCTGTCTGCACCAGAAGCACCATCAGCAAAATATATACTTCCATTATTAGTATTACCACTATAAATTGTTAATCCACGACTTTCACCTACAGTACCATCACCAATCTGTAGATCATCTGCAGAACTGTGAGATATATCAGTACCACCTACTCCAGCTGCTATAAGAACAGCTCCAGAACTATTAATGCGAATCCTTTCTTTATTATTATAACCATATAATCTTAATGAATTATCTGAATGATCATTTCTAATTGCTGCTGTTGCAGTATCATTAATTCTTCCAAAATAAATTGAAGAATCATCACTATTACCAGAAGTAAGATATATCCTTGCAGAAGAATCATCATCAAATATATGAAGATCACCTCCTGGAACATTGGTTCCAATACCAACATTACCTGCTGTTGTGATGCGAACTCTTTCCTTAAAATTAGTATTTCTTGTTGCAAATACAAGATCTGAATTATAATCTCCAGTATCTACTGCAGCAATTCTTGCTGATGCCATTTTACTACCATCAGCTGCTGCACCAGGATGGAAGTAAATACCAGCAAATGAATTTGATGAATCTCTTGCGTGATTCTGTATTTGTAATTCATGTGGATATGGAGTATAAGCATAAGTAGTACCAACATTAACCGTGAATGGCCATGCAGTTGTATTAGTACCTACCAAATGTAGAAGATTATCTGGATTATCAGTTCCGATACCAACATAACCATCATCACGGTTTATAGTAATTCTTTTTGTTGTTGAGTCCGTACCACAAGTTATGTGAAGTTTATTATTTGCTGCACTATAAAACATTCCACCACCATTTGCGGTAGATCCTGTTGCTCCTTCTGATAAACGTAATATTGCATCACCAGAACCAGCATTTGTAGTAAGTTCTAATAATGGTCCAGAAGACTTAACAATCCTAATATGATTAGTAAAAGTTGATATTCCAGTTGATCCGATGCGAAGTCTTTCTGAACCTGCAGTTTCTACTGTAAATGTATCAGTATCTACGAATCTTAACTTTAAATTATCATTTCCACTATGAACTATTGAATCTGGTAAATTTATTTGACCACCAACAGTTATATTGTTAGATGTTGTAACTTCACCACCATCAGCAACCTTAAAGACTTCAGTAGTATTATCATATAAACTTAATATATCTCCTGTACCTGTTTGAGTTATGATACCTGCTGGTAATGTACTAGCAGTCGATACCCTCAATAACTCTACATTCCTAAGAGTTGTATTTAAAGTTGTAGTATCTCCCTGAACAGTTAAATCACCATTCACTAAAAGATCATTAAATGTAGATATACCAGATGATGCATATACATTACCAACCAATGTACCACCAAGTGTACCACCAATACCACTTATATTTCCGCTTACATTAAGATCACCAACAACATCTAATGCTGCTTGTGGACTTGTACTATTAATTCCTACTCTATTATCTGTATCATTTAAATATAACAATCCACCATCATAGTTAAATGGCTTCGCCATTTGAGTACCATTGACGGTATTATTTCCTGGTACATTAATCCCTATTGCATCTCCAAGAACAACACAGAAGAAAGAGTCTTGTGCAGTTGGAGCATTAGCAAAAGTTATTTCGTCGTTACTAATCTGATATGCAGATTCTGGTTCCTGTATTACACCACCAACTGAGACTAGAATAGATAATTCCGAACCAGGATAGTAAGCAGAACCACCGTTAGTTAAACTAAAGGTGGTCGTACTACCATTAAAACTAGAGGAGATATCATCTAACTTTAAATAATTCCCATTTGATAACTGCTTACCGATGTAAGGCATTCTATTCTACCTCATTACCCCGAATGAAACTATTTATTCGGTTACTACTGCAGGTGTTTCAACTTCTGGTTCTATTACTTCTTCTTCACCACCAGTAGGTGATGTTTCAGGTTCTGGAAGTTTAATACCAATTTGATCTAGATATTCAGCAACTCCTTGAAGTTTCAAAGCCATTTGCTTTTTAGACTCCACTTGACTGTTCAAATCATTAATTTCTTGAACAAGAGTTTGTTGTTGCTGAAGCACTTGTGCTAAATGGTTCTGTTGTTCGTTCAGTTCAGCCATTTCTAATTTGTAAATTTAAGTATATTATATAGTAAAGATTTTTCGATGTCAAGCGTTGTGATAACCGATTAGTTATTTATTCAGTTGGATCAGTTGGTTTATCAGCTATGAGTTTAGTTTTCCATGCATTTTTAACAGAAGTAGTCCAAACCGCATTACATATAACTTTTACTTCATCTGCAATATCAGTTGTACCATCTGGTTCTTTTGATAAAGGATTATCAACAAGATTATCAGATGCATCTAGAGTGCCAGGATGAAGTGTAAATCTAGAAAATGTTCTAGTTAGTTCATTTCCATCTTTTTTTATAACCGTAGCTTTTCTAACTTGAACGGCTTTATATTGACCTACGACTTCTATCTTATCGTACTCAAATGATTCTGAAAGGGCCATTAGGGAAATTCTCCGAATTAAACAGGTTTAGGCATTTGTATTTATGATGACTATCAATCAACTAAGTAAGCAGCAGTTCCCCCTGCACTTTGGGTTGTGTTCCCAAATCCATAATTATTATATTTTCTTAGTACATTTATCTGAGTGGTATTTTTATACATGCCCTCACAAATATAAGTTTCACCTCCAGTTACTCCTCGTCTAGCAATACCACCATGAAATCCATTATTCCATTGACCATCATTGCTAATAGTAAAAGGTAAACCGCTAACACCTACATTACAATTAGTTATAGCTGATGCTGTAAATTTAAAATAGAACCAAACTCTAACTAATCTTCCCACTTTAACGTATCTTCCATATTGATCTTGAATACTACTAAGAGCTCCTGAACCCCCTTGGTGAGTAATAACTGGTGTTGGAGTCCAATCGCCTTCCTCATAATCGTCAAGCTTCTCATCATCAGCACCTGCAGCATTTCCATCAGCACTAAAGTCAATAGCGTAACCATCTGCCATTACCAAATCACCACGATTTATTTCAACATTTCCATTTCCTTTTAATGTCATTAAGTCATTTCCAGCAGTATTACCACCACCAGAACTTGCCACTGTAAATATCATTTTTGATTCTTGACTGGTTCCATCATTCCAGTTTGAATCTGCTTTAACATTAATCTCTGCTGCTCTATTTGTACCAGCAGATCCAGAACTAAATCTAAGATTTGTTAATGTAGTACCACTTGTTGGGTTTGCTTGTATTCTACAGAAAGAAGCACAACCGTATGTATTAGGAGTATTAGAATTACCACAAACAACTAATGCACCACCACCAGCATGATTGTGCTGACCTATAATGACTCTTCCAGAACCATCAATAGCAAGTCTTGTTTCACTCTCAGTTTTATCATAAAATTCTAATGTGCCATTAACAGTTTGACCATCAGCAATTCTCCAACTTTGTGTTGTTGATCCTGTCTTCTCTATTTCTATACCAATCGTAGAGTTTGCTTCTGAGGTTACTTTTAAAAGGTTGGTTCCTGATGCTTTCCAAAGTTCTAAAGTTTCATCTGGATTTTCAGTTCCGATACCAACTTTACCATCAGAGTCGATGCGAAGTCTTTCTTCTACTGTACTAGATCCATCAGGAGTGGTATGGAAAGTTAAATTTCCTGGCGTATCAGTGTTATCACCACTACTATTCCATGTACCATCTGCTGATGCTAAAATTTTAGCACATACTTGATATGCGTTTCCACTCCAACCACGGAAACGAATTTCACCAATCCCATCAGTAGGAACTGTATCATTACCAACAGTTCCACTAATACTTCTGTAGAAGTTTATAGTTGCTGCTTCACTAGCAGTAGAACCATAATTTGCAAGTCCTAAAACACCTTCCTTTGCACCTGCAACTTCTAATCTATCTCCTGCCCAAGTATTAGCACTATCTCCTGCTCTTATATCACCATCAGATTTGATGCGGAGTGCTTCAATTTCACTCGAACCTGCTGCCTTTACACCAAATGTAAGTGCTCCAGAACCATTAGTTGCTTCATTAATTCCTCTAATATAAGAATTAACATTTACCATACCAGCATCAGTAGAATACCAAGATATTTCACCTATTGGTTGGTTTGCTACAACAGAAGAATCAGTATCTTTGAATACTATTCTATTAGTTGGTCTTCCTGTTACACCATCTTGATCTTTACTTAATTCTAATTGACCACCTGATGTGATGCGAAGTCTTTCATTACCACCAGGTCTAAATACGAAATCATCACTTATTCCTGATGTACTGAACAAAACACCAGGATCTGAACCACCAAGTTGCACACTAAATTCTCCAGAGTTACCAGCTGTTCTTTTAAGAATAAGTAAATTTGTCTGTGCAGCATCTGCTATTTCTAATTTTCCTGTTGGAATTTCAGTTCCAATACCGACATTACCATCTGATAAGATGCGAAGTCTTTCTGTTCCTCCACCACTTGCAAATAATAAAGCACCACTTGCTCTAATAGCAGAATCAGTTACATTACCCGATTGTCCTGTTATGAAGTCTGCTGCGAGACCCATATACATTTTATCGGTTCCACTATTTCTTATTCTAATTGATGTTCCTTGAGCATTACTACTATCAAGTCTCAAAAGAGTAGCAGCAGTTCCTTTTATCTCTAATTTAACACCTGCAGTTTGAGTTCCGATACCCAAGTTTCCATAATGACTATTCAACCAACTATTATTATTACCCATCAACTTGGTATTCACAATACTATTGCTTGCATAATTTAATTGAAGATAAGCACCAATACCAGATCCACCACCAATTTGAGTTGTATCACCACCACCTTGCAATCCAACAGTAACTACCTTATGGAATTTTGTTTGTTCTGATGCAGCATTAATCTGCATCATATTCGTATCTGCGGCCGAAGATTTAGTTACTCTAAAGTTTAGGTTCTGATTAGTTGTTTCGTGATCTATATGACCACCACCAGATGTCTGAAATTTTACTGCGTTATGTTGGAATTGTGCAGTATTATCATCAGATCTAGTGAGTATATTACCAGCAACATCAACATTACCACCATCAGCAACTGAGAATACCTCTGTAGATCCATCATATAAGTTGAAAATATCTGCAGTTCCACTCTGTGTGATTGCCACACCAACTACCGTATTACTATTTGCTCCTACTTCTATCCGATCTACACCTATTAAATTTGTATCTAAAGTTGTTGTGGTTCCTTCTACTGTTAAATCATTAGATACTCGTAGATTATAGAATGTTGCTATTCCTGCAGTATTATATGTTTGCCCACTAAAATGACCAGTTGCTGTTAATATTCCTGTTACTATGGATCCCGTTGATGTGGTTTCAAATCTTTTATTATCTGCACCATCATATAACTCTACGCCTCCATCTATGCCTGGTGTTGCTTTTATAAGTGTTTCAGTAGAAGCAGCATTTCTAAGTATAATTTCAGAAGAATCTAGATAAATTTTCTCACCATCTGCTGTACTTATTATTAAATTTCCATCGCCATTATGGGCAATAGTAGAGTTAGATCCAGTTGCGTATAGTTCTAGGTCTCCAGAATCACCGAATCTTAATTTTACATTATCTTTAAAATCTAATCTTCTCTCTGATGAATCAAATAATGCAGATCCAACACCAACCTGATCACCACGAAAATCTACATCCTTTCGCAGTATAGGGGAATCTATAGTACTTCCAGTAGCAATACCAGACGTAGATATTCTTGTTAAGTCAGTCAGTGCCATTTATACTACTTTTTTAGATATTTATCATATATCCTGAATAGCATCCCTTGCAGCTTGTCGCTTGGTTACTACATCAGAAGGTATTGCCTTTCCTGTATCTGCTTTTCTAACTACATACCAATCTGTTGACTGTAGATATTTCAAATGTTCATTATTACTTCTCTCTTTCTGCTGTCTAAGAAGATCAGCATCAAGCATTGCAGTAGTAATCCCTAAAGGATTTTTTTTCTTAACTTCATCCGCAATTTTTAATGCTTCGGATTCCATCTCTTCATAATTTTGAACAGTATAAACTTGATTTCCACCTGATGCAATATAAGTTTTACCTTCTAGTGGTTTTTTACCATCGGTGTCTTTATAAATTCCAGATTTAAATGAATCAGTCATAATTTACCTCCTTTTAGAATGCATCGCCTGTGCCTGTACTATATGTGTATGCAAGGACACAACTTGGTTTTTGCTGAGATACACCTATTATACCATCAGTTCCACCCTCAAATTTATAGAATCCCCAACGGTTGCTAGTCTGAGTACTAGTGGTATCAATATAACAACAAACATAACTACCACTAAGATACCAACCTGGATCTACCCCTCTATATGCTATTGATTTTCCATTGTATAATGCCTGACTATTATAATGGTATCCACCACTTATGGAATGATGTACTTTATCACTACTATGAGATGATCCATTAACTTCCGATGTCCAAGAACCAATATACTCATATCCTTTAATATCTATCAACCACATTGATCCACCAGTAATGTTGAATTTCACATGTAGATATCTTGCACCTGATCCATTAGGTGCAACCATACCAGCAAATGGTGTATAAGATCCTACAACACCACTATTACGAGTAGCAGAATGACCACCATAGTTACACCAGAGTGTACCTTGAGGGCCTGCTGCAAGACCTCTTGTAGTAACAGCACCAGCAGTGTCTAATCCCGAAGATGCATGGAATATACCAAACATCGACTTATTCAATCTCAATTGGGCAGGAGCATATCCAGTATTACCTTGCTGGAAATTGCCATCAATGGTTAGACGAGTACCATTATATGAGTTATTATCTATTGCAGGATTTGCACCCTGAATAGTGGCTCCAAGCATAGTTTTGCCTGGAAGCACTGTCACATGGAATGTACCAGATTGAACAGTAGTACCAGACCATCGACCAAATATTTTTAGATGAGATCCACTAGAACTTGAGGAATCAACAAGTTTCCATGCTTTAAAGTTATGACCACCATGATTATCAGTAGCTAGTAACTCTAAAGATTCAGACCAATCATAATCATAATCAGGCCCATGAGATGATCCTGCTTCAAGTATTGCATATCCATGATAACAACAACCTGGTGCATGAATAGATGACCATTCAACTACAAATTGACCTCTTCTACCTGATCCATAGGGAACATAACCAAAGTAAATCCAATCATTATTTGCAGGAGTAATAGCAGCAGAATTGTGAGAGTGATAGAAACCACCAGAACCTTGCGGTAGTTGTATTTTAGTATTTGTGACACCACTTCCACCTCTAATCCTAAATTTATCAGTGTTAGATGAACCATCATATGTTGTGAATAGTAAATGGTATCCAGATTCTCCTTTAATGTAATTATCACCATTATTCCAAGTAATAGTATTACCTTGCTCTAGATATATTCCACCATTACGAACAGTCAATGCTGCTGGTAATGCTTCATTAAGAGGGCAATTAACACCCAACTTCCCACTTGTTACTCTTACATCACCAGAGGTATCAATGCAAAGGTCATCTGCAGCTGCAGAACCACCCAAACCAAGATAACCAGTGTTGTTTGTGTTCGATGTTGCGACTGCCTGTATTGATGTCTGGAATGATGTTACTGTAGTACTACCATTATGTCTTGTTGCATTAAAGAATAATTTTGGAGAACTATCATACTGACCAGCAGATAAAGAGTAATCACCACCGAAAGTTGCATCAAAGTTTGCTACACCACCACTCCCAAAACTAAAAGCTCTACCATTTCCATCAGTATTTCTAATTTCAAAAGGTGTTGTATTAGCATCAATTCTTAATCCATTTATTCCATCAGGACATTTTAACCATAGTCTTGGATTAGAACCCCACTCAACATAATCAGTTGTTGAGTTACTTGTTCCTAATTTAATTTTACCATCAGATTTGATGCGAAGTCTTTCTGTATTATTTGTTGCTAAACATAATGCTGTTCCATTGTTATATCCACTGGTACTTTCAGCATAAATTATTCCAGATTTATTTGATTCTCCACCACTTGCTTCACTACCTAATGATAATTTAATTCCTACTCTTGCTAATGTCTCACTACCAGTTTGAGCACCTGGATTAGTAATATTGATTAATCTTGTATAACTATTTGCTGCTGCACCAAGTTTTATCTCAAATTTAGGTGTTGCACCATTAAATAATCCACTAGCATGAATTGCAGTATTCGCTGCAGCAGCACCTATATTTGTATTTCCTGAACTGTCGATGCGAAGTTTTTCACTATCTCCACCACCTGTTACGAATGTTAAACATCTTCTATTTGCAGTCGTACTATGACTTTCGTGCCAATATCTAATATAACCATCTTTCTGTCCATTCGTGCCTGGATTTCCAAAGAAGATTGTACTCTCACCAGTTCCAGGTGATAGTATGGACAATCCAGTATTACCACTACTCTCAAGAACTAATTCATCTCCACCTGCATCTGCCTCGACTGAACCTGCAGAGGTTTGTCCTATATGAACTAATCCATCAGTAATATGTGTTCCTATAGCAACTTTCTGACCCTTTGGTTGTATTATTAAAGCATGAGCAGCAGTTGGATGATTGTTCTCAAGTATTAAATTGTTAATACCATATACACTATATCCTGATTTAAGTCCTCCACCAGTATTGTACCATCTACCTACACTAATATGATTTTCCCCAGCTGTATCTCCATCAGCCCATACACCATAATAATCATTCTTAGCATCAATACTAACTCTACCTGTTATTGAAACTGGTTGTTTTGGATCATTAGTTCCGATCCCGACTTTACCTGCTGATGTGATGCGAAGTCTTTCACCACCACCAGTATAAAATCTTATTGGTATATTATCACTCGATAAAGTTTCTAAAAATGCACCTGTAGAATCAACTCCATGATTAAAACTTCCTACTCCTTCTTTTGTTACTCTAAATTGTAAGTTTGCATCTGTACCAGCGAGTTGTAAATGAGTTGCTGGATCATCAGTTCCGATACCAACTTTACTATCTGGTGTGATGCGAAGTGCTTCATCAGTAGAACCATAAGCACTTCCACCAGCAACATGGAAAGTTAGACCTTCCCTTGCTGCTATTCCTAATGCACCATTACTATGAGAGAATAAACCAGATAATTCTTTAGAACCATCACTCTGTCTTGAGAAGAATATTCCAGATCCTTCATTACTTACGTCATCGTGTGCTGCAGTTCCAAATGATATGTGTTTATTAGTTCCAGTTGTTATCTGTGCTTTATATGTTGTTTGAGTAAAATTAGCACCAATGTTTACTGTTCCTGCTTGAGTAATGCGAAGTGCTTCTGCATTTACAGCAGCCTCATTCTTTGTAAAGAATGAAAGCCATCCACCAGAATCATCACCAGCATTAGTATCACTAGTTTTTAGATACGCCTGTATAGCTGCTACCTGTTTAGAACCAGCATTATTACCACTTGAACTATGACTATTTTCCCTATTAACAAATCTTAGTGTTCCAACATTAGTACTATCTGCATTTTGATTTGAACTTATATTAATAATTCCATACTCACCAACACTTCCATCACCTGTTACTTCTAATATCTTACAATTTGCTGTATCATTATTGAATGAATAACTGCTTAAACCTTGAGTTACTATATGTCCTGCATTTGTAATGCGAAATTTTTCTGTTGGTGTACCACCTGGACAAGTAAAGAAAGTTGTATCAAATTTATTAGTACCATCTACATCTAAAACTCTGATTGAATTATACCTATCGTTAGGACTTGCATCTGATGGAACAAATTTTAACTCAGTACTTGTATTTGTAGTCGTTCCATGATTTTCTAATATTAATGATACTAAATTATTTCCAGCACTACTCTGGTAAATGTGCATTCCACCTGCAGCAACTTCTGTTGAAATTCCAGCACCAGTTGATAATCTTCCACTTCCATCAATACGAAGTTTTTCTGTGCCACCATCATCTTCAACAACAAAAGCATCAGTAGCTGCTGGCATACCAATATTCCAACCACCAATTCCACTACTATCAAAGTGTATTGTTACTTTATTGGTTGTAGTCGATCCATCCCAGTTACTTAAAGTAAGAGCATCTGTATCTACATCTCCAGTATTAATAATTGCTGTTGTGTTGATATTATTGCCAGCACCAACAATAAGTTTAGTATTTGAACCTGTGTTATTACTTGATCCGATATGGAATCTACCATCTGAGTCGATGCGAAGTTTTTCTACATTACCTGGTGAGAATACTATAGGTTCAAGAGCATATGTTCTTAATCTCCATTCTGGGTTTGCAGTTGCAATATTAGAACATTGCACACCAAATGCTCCTGTAGCACTTCTAACCATGAATAAGTCTTTATCAGTTGCAGCAGTATTTGAAAAGACATCTAAAGGAGCATTTGGTGCAACAGTTCCTATTCCCACCTCACCAGTATCAACAACTGTAAGAACTTCACTAGTTCCATCAAATAAGTTTAATATATCTCCTGCACCTGTTTGAGTTATAATTCCTGCTGTTGTTGTACTATTAGCCGCTACTCTTAACAACTCCACATTTCTCAGAGTTGTATTTAAAGTTGTTGTATCTCCTTGTACTGTTAAATTACCAGTAACATTGACATTAGTAAAAGTTGAGGTATTACCAGTACCAGCTCCTATCTCACCAACAAATCTTGTTGCTGTTATAATTCCTGCAGAATGTATATTGTGAGTTCGGAGTTGTGCTAGTGTATGAATACCAGGTCCAACAACTTTAGTAAATGCCATTAGATATTACTTTTTAGTTATTTATGTGAAGATTACTTAAATTCATCTGGTACTACTACATCATCAGTTCCATTCAAATTCTCAACAGTTCTTGCTGGTTCAAGAATAAGATTACCATCATTATCAGTAAGATCACTTGATTTAATAATATCATCTTGCCTTTCACCAACAACCATCCAAGAAACAGTATCAGTACAACTATTATCTTGAGCAGTAATAGTTAAAGTGTTTCCAGAAACAGTACCTTTAACATTAGTCCATCCAGTTTCATTAGTTGTGAAACATTGTATATCTCTATTTAATGCGACAAAGGTTCCAGCACTCATGCCAACCTTAGTATCAATATTAACGGTAGCAGTACCACCAACAAGATCAACTTTACCACGATAAATGTTATCACATTGTGGACCTTCAATAAATGAGTGTACTAAATCTTTTGTAGTTGAAAGACCAACAAGAGGATGAGGAATCTTAAATGATCCACTACCTTTAGATATTGAACCAGTAATAGAAAGATTATTGGAGATCTGAACTCTATGGAATTTACGATAATCATTAGAATAATAAGAGTTTGGAGGATTAGCATTAGTCAAATCCCATCTTATATTAGAACCAGGAATGATATCAATACTTGCATTAGGTGGTGATGCATCACTATTTCTCATTCTTCCAACAGTTGCAGCATTTGTCCCTACAGTGAAGTCACTGTTTATAGTAACAGATTCACCATAAATCATTCTATATCTGAAATCATGGTTCCAATCATAACCATGAAATCTTATCCATACATCTTGATTACTATCAACAACAAGTTGAACAACAGATTTTTCTGCCGTCTGTTGATCATGACATATACTCATACTAGAGTTGGCATACTTTAAAACTTCAATTGTTCCCCTAACAGAACGTGGATAGTTAGTATCACCAGTAGCCATATATTCAAGGTATGCAAGACCAGAACTTCCTACATTTTTAACTAACTTAATCCAATAGTAATCCATAGCAGGAGATTTACTGGTATTATAATCAAAACAACTTGTTGTATACCAAGGAGTACCAGCTATTATCTGATGTCCCATAGAATCTGATAAAATAGTTGTACTATCAACAATAGATACACCAAAACCAACATTATTACCAGATAACATCAATTGACCAGTATTATTGATGCGAACTCTTTCAGATCCATCTACTTGTAAAGATATATTTGATCCACCTCCACTAGAAGCATTTCCAGCATCACATCTAATTTTTAGATTGTCACCATTACTTTCGATAATACTTTGTCCATGAGTACCATCAGTGTCTTCCATGCATACGGCAGGAACACCACCTTTCAGGTGAATCATATAATCTGGATTAGTTTCTCCGATACCAAGTCTCCTATTAACACCATCAAAAGTTGCTATAGGATAACCACCACCATAAATTTGAGTATGTCTAATAGTAGAAGTTCCTGTTGATCCAAGTCTTGCTGCATATGTACCACCAGACCAACTAAAAGAAGCATATGAAACAAGAGGATGAGTATCTATTTTATAAGAAGTACCACCTACTATTGCAATATTTCCACCATTAACCTGAAATTTTTCTGCTGGATTTGTAATTCCGATACCAACATAACCTGTATCTCCTACGCAACGAAGTCTTTCATTTGAATTTACAACAAGTCTCAAGTCATCTTCAATTGCATCAATATTTGTTTGTGTTCCTCTAACAACATTATTTCTAAAAATTAAACGAGAACGATTAACTCCATAACAATCAAGAGTCAATGCACTATTTCCTGATGCCCTTGCAACAGATAATTGACTACCAGAAGCAGGTGTTCCGATACCAACTAGACCACTACCACTGATGGCAAGTCTTTTTAGACTAGTAGTTCCATCTGATGTCCATATATTATAGTAAGAATCTAATAATGTTGCACCACTAGGAGTATCTGTAGAACCTGTAGCAATATTTGATCCTGTAAAATATCCATTAGTAACATCAGCAAAACAAGAAGTAGAACTATATCCTTCTCTATACTTTACCCATATTTCAGCACTTTTGGCAGAACTATCATACTTATGAGCAACTCCAGCAATACCTTCACGAACAGCAGTTGTACTATAAAAATAACCATATAAAGTAGGGTTGGAAGAGAATGCTAAATGAATCTTTGTTTCACCAGAAACATTACTATTAGAATCATGAGTTGCTGCTCCAAGAACTGTTATCGTTGCCCTTGCTGCAGCATCAACACCTACACCAGCCCAAGTACCAACCTTAAACCATTTACCAGGATCATTAGAATTTGCTTCTGTACCGCCTACAGTTCCACGAGTAAATTTGGTTCCTCCATCAGATGCAATTCTAAGTCTTTCTGCTACACCAACCCCAGATGCATTTGTTTTAAGTACTAATGAAGAACCACCAGAAAGATAAGGAGCAATTGATGCTTCACCAGCATCAGTTACAGACATATCAATTACACCATTCTGACTAGGACTTAGTATTCCAAAAGTTCCTTTAAGATTTAATGTTCTTGTACTTGAATCAGTAGTGGCTATCATTACATTGCCACCTGCAGGTTGAATTGCCAAGTGTCTAGCACCATCTCCACTATGTCTAGCTTGCATAAAATAAGGATGTGGTGAAGAGTTAGAAAGTCCAAATACTAATTCAGATCCTTCACACCTAAGAGTATGTCCACCTGTTGCATTCCAAGTTACTGATGGAGCAAAAGTACTTGCATATTTTGCAACTAATCCTGCATCAGTTTGTGGATCTGTTATACCAATACCAACCGAACCACCCATAGGGTTTAAAGTTATTTGTCTAAGACCACTACCACTTGTATTTGCTTGTATAAACAATGCATAAGGGGCATATGCAGTCAATCCAAATTTTAATTCGGATCCTTCATTCCTGAATATCTGACCTGGATTACCACCACCCCAAGTTAAAGTTGGAGTAGATAATCCTATATTTCTAGATTCAAGAGATTTTGCATTTAAACCATTATCTCCAGTTCCAATACCAAGAACTCCAGCATTGGTGAGAGTCATTTTTCTTCCACCAGCTGAAACCCAAGCATGTTCTCCAGAACCACCTACATTTGATTGGAATTTATCACCAGATTCAAGAGTAAGGTATGCACTATTTCCAGAAGTATAATTATGCCATCTTGCTCCTACTCCTTGAGTACCTCCAAGATGTAATGTATTACCTGGCGTAACAGTTCCGACACCAAGTTTACCATTTGGCATCTTTACATTTTTATCATGATCAATATGTAAACCTAAATCACCAGCATCATTACCACGCATGTAGAGTTGAAATTCTTGTCCACTTGCAACATCATTTTTATCAACAGTAATTCTAAGATCACCATTACCTGGTGTTCCAAATTCATGTGTAGTTTCATTATCTGAATCAATTAGAGATAATATACTTACACCACTATTATTTCTAATAGATACATTACTTTTAAAAGTTGAAACTCCAGTTGAACCGATGCGAAGTCTTTCTGTACCAGCAGTTTCTACTGTAAATGTATCAGGATCAGGAAATCTAATTGCAGTATCTCCATCTCCGATATGATAAATTGAATCAGCAATACCTACTTTATTACCATCACCAACAGTAAATACTTCAGTGGTATTGTCATATAATTTAAGTATATCTCCTGTACCTGCTTGTGTTACTGCTACTGCTACATTAGCACTATTATCTGCTACTTCTATTCTATCAACAGCCTTTAAGGTAGTATCAATTGTTGTTGTCGTTCCATTGACTGTTAGGTCGCCTGTAATTGTTGCATCTCCAGTAATAGCTGCGTCATTAACTGTGATGTTATCAGTATTCAATAGAACAACATTACCAGTTCTTCCATAAACTCCAGTTACTCCACCTCCACCACTACCAGTTGTAGCACCAGCAAAACCAATATGTCTTACTTCTATCTGTGTTCCACTACCAGGAGCAGTTGTGAGGTTTATAACATTTGCAGCAACACTATATGCTCTTATATTTCCAGCACTATCATTAGGGTACTGAACAACACCATCAATAGTTACCAAGATATTTTCATTATTTGGAGGTGACTTTGAAAGTGTGAATGAAGAAGTTGATCCGTCACCACTAAAATGATCTACCTTATTATCTGATATATCAAAGGTAACATTATTATTGGTTAGAATATGACCCCAGAATGCATCTGTAGATTGTGGTGCTTGTGAAAATACAATCGTACCATCTAAATCAAATCCAAATCCAGTTGAAGGACTTGAACTATCATGTGGTTGCTGAATAACACCATTAACAGAAAGAACTAATTGAGCAGATCTTGTTATTCTTGCCTTTTTACCAGTCGTATGAGTTGCTTTGAATTTTGTATTGACACCATCAAAAGCAACATTTAATGTATGAGATGATCCTGAAGTTCCTGTTAATGAAAGATCTTCTGCTGTTCCAGATGCAGCACGAGCAGCAGTGGTAGCAAGTTTAATATTATTATGATCCTCCTTAATGACAAAATAAACTGAACCAGAAGTCAGTCCATTAATATTTCCACCACCACCGTTATTATATGTTACTCTCTGTCCTTGTACGAATCTATGGTTATATGAATATATTGTATCGTTTGCAGCCGAAACTACACTAGAACTTGACCCATCAAAAGTTAAAGTATATGATGAGATATCATCGAGTATCTTAAAATTGTTATCTTCGCCTGTAGATGGAGAATGACCAATATATGCCATAGTACTCTATTTTTTAAGTATTTATTGAATCAATAATGGACTGTGGTGTCCCATCAATAACTGCTTGGGCAGCATCTCTTTGTGCTTCATCATTTAGAACACGAGGATCGTCTGCAGCAGGAACATTTTTATATACAATTTGATCAAAATATGTATTATTAGATGGATCCCATACACTTTCCATAGATGGTGTTCCTAATTTAAGTCTTTGTTGCTTAAGTCGTTCAACAGCTGATAGATAACTATTTTTTTGATCAATTGCTTTCTTCTCATCTGCAGCAGTCTGAACCCAAGAAGGAATTGCTGCTATTGTAGTAACACCAACTTGACTCTTAGGATACTTGTCTTTAATTGCTTTAATATCTGCCTTCCATGCAGTAAGAGATGTATGATAGATCTTATCTAATTGATCTTCAATAGGTGGATACTCTGCTTTACGTGCAATAGTATATGCCGTAGTAACACCAACTGTTGGTCCTTCTACAATACCAATACCTTGTTCATTTATATCTTGAAGAAACTTCTGATAATCTGTATTATTGGGATCTCTAGGAATACCAGTTTTATCTGATAAACGAATTATAGAATTTGCTTCGTTTGAAGGTGGAACTATGGATAACTTATACATGTTTACATCTCCGCACTAAGAATTAATTTTGCATTTGGTAATACCTGACACCAAAGACCATCTCCTGTAGATAAACTACTATGACCAGTAGTTTGACAATATACACGTATATTATTATTAACCTTTTCCCCGACTTCTACACTTGCATTACTATTCTGACCACTAGCTCCCTTATATGATTGTAACCAATTACCACTAGCAGTCACTGTAGAGACACTTGGTTGAGCTCTCATAGTTACAGGTGTGGAAACTGTTAAATTAATATTAGTAGAATTATAAGCAACACCAATTCCTAAATGCACTTCATCATCATCACCATATGCCACACAATATCTCTGACAATCATGCAATTGATCGGCATGAGTTTTATAATCAAACGGTGTTGCATTATAACCTTCCTCAAGTTGAACACCTGTAATCCATAGATTATTTGATGTAGAACTTGCTATATTAATTGTAGTGCCTGGTGCTTGTTGATTACTAGCATTATTTCTCCAATAATTTCTAGTACCAGTTCCAGCAGTCCATGTTGAACCTGCCTTAAACCAAAGCCATAATCTTATACCAGTAGTATTATCTGTTGTCCAAGCATTTTCAGGCCCATGAGCAGGGAATGACATAGTTTTATATTCCCATTCATTTGCATTATGTATTGTAAAGGTTTGATTAATTATCTTACCAACATTAAAGTTATCAGCATGAAGCATAGCATTACAATCACCAGTAACACTAGACTTTACCCAGAATGATAAAGTAACTGGTTTTGCCCTTTGTGTTCCCCAACAAAGATGTGCCATTCTATTTGCTTCAATCCTCTGTTCTAGAAGAAAATAATCACCACCATCAACAGCAGCATCAGCAGTAGTACAATCCAATTTCCAAGATTTAGTAAATCCTTGTCCTATAGGAACATCAGTATCTTGAGAAGAAGTCCATGTTCCAGCACCAGACATTCCAAGTTTCCATCTGTCTACTGTACTGAATACCCAATTGGGACTTCCATTAAAACCTGAGTCCGTTGTAGCTCTCTGGGCTATTTGGAAATCTCCATTGATAACCATGTTCTTTCGACCTGCTTTCACAATATCAAAAGACTCTCCTGCAGATGATGAGTTCATTAACTCACTACCATGAGCTCCTATAGGAGGAGTGTCAACCTCATTTAACTTCTCCCTTAAATTTATTGCTGGTTGTGATACTCTTATAGACATTTAATACTCCACTACTAAATCATTTGATGCTGAAACACCACGGGTTACTTCCGTAGTATTGTTATTTATTCTGACTAATCCACTGAAATCTGCACGACCACCTTTAGCACCAACGTATAAAATATCATTTCTCTTATCATATGCCATTGCTTCAATGTGATCATTTGTAGTACCAATAAGAGTACACTTAGCATTCTCTTGGAAGAGTGGTAATTCATCCTTATACATCTTCTGAATCTGATGTTCATTTGGTGCTGATCTTGAAGATCTGAACAATGCCATTTCTATCTCACTATCAGCAGCTCCTGTACTAGTATCATGTCCTATTCTCAATTCAGAATAAGCAGTAAAAGGACTATTATCCCACATACCTGTGTTCATTATTCTAACCAGTTCTCTTCTACCATTAACCCACAACTCCATAGTATTACCTCTTCTAATAATATGACAAAGCATCCATGATTTCATATCTTGAGGATGCATAAGAAGTCCTTTTTGATTTGGATCATAAGCAAATCCAGCAGTACTCATATCAAATCGTATATCATCACCATTAAAATAAACACGAAGATATGACATATCATTACCAGATGACAATGTCTCATCATCAGATATTGACCAAATTGTTTTTCCACCTTGACTATCATTAGGATTCATCCACCAATAGAAAGCAAAGTCACCACTACCATGATTTAAGTTAGGATTATATGCTTGATAAAGATAATTATCAGAACTCCAACCACTATAAGAACATAATTCTGCACCAGTAGCAACAGCCTGTTTAGTTACTGTTCCATATACTTGGAGTCCACGATTCAATCCTTGATTCCTTGAACCAGCACCAGAAAAACCATGTGTATTTGTATGATCTGGATCTGCCTCTGTTACAATAACACTATCAATATATCCATCACTATCCTGGCTAGTTGAAGACTCTGTTAAATTAAAATATGCTGTAGTTGTTGTTGCTTGGAAGGTTCCAGTAAACATTTGCCATTGAGCAACTGTACCTATTGGAGGAGACTCAAAATATTGATTTCCATCTATACCAGATGTTCCTAATTTAATTGTAAAGGAATCATGTGTAACCCAAAGTCTAGCTGAAACCGAATATTTTTTACCTACAACAGTCGTGAAAGAGAAATAAGCAGCATCTCCATTACTATTAGCAGTCGCATGTATAGAATAAGATCCATTATATGCTCTGGTATTAGAAGAACCCCACTGCACGAATCCAGCATTAGTCCAACCAGTGGTAGTGTTTGCTTCTGTCCTTCCAGGTCCAGCACTAGCACAGTTATTAGGAGCTAAATCAGTTCCTGATAAGTTTGTGTCATCAGTAGAAGCCATGACACACATTTTCTCTTTTCCTACTAACCAACCAGTAGTATAAGATTTAGTTGTATATGCAATCATACTATTATCACCTTCTGGATTCTCATAGATATGATTTAATCCACCTCTAGTACGAGCAGCAAATTCATATCCTTTCTTTGCAGTAACTTGAGGAACTTTATGTTGATGAGTGTTCCATGTTGTACTCCAATCACTACCAATAGAAAGTAGATTAGAATAAATGGCACTATTAGAATTCAAACCTCTCCACATAGATCTAACATTATGACCAGAACCACCAGTCTTAGTGTCTATAGTAATAGCATTATCCCATTTTATGTGTCCATCCATAGTATGAATATAACAATAGTCTCCATTACCATCACCCATAACAAAAATTAAATCATCATTATCAGTCCACTCTACAGAATATCCTTGAGTATAACCATTATCATTAGAATTAATATCTACAATATGTCCACTTACATCATTGACATGATTAGATGGTGTATTTGATCTATTAAGTCCCATAGTCCATTCAGGTTTAATGATACTAATACCAGCATCAACAGCAACAGCAATAGTAGGTATTGGAAGATTAGTTATAGGATCTATAGGTGCTCCTCTTAATGCCTTTACTGCTACAGACCATACATCATCAGATTTTAGTGTTCCAAGATCAGTATTATCATATCCTCTACCACTTTCAGTCCATAATCCACCAGAATCATCTGTTCCATTTCTACCTGCAATTCCTGTAGGCCACCAACCATGTGTTCCGTTACTAGTAACTGATGCTCTAACTCTCTTTGCAGTATCTTTGATGAAATCTATGATATGAAAACCACCATAAACATTCTTAGCACCGATATATATTACTCCATTCAGAGCAGTCACACAAGAAGGTCTATCATCATTACATCCAAGCATATATCCTTCAGATGATGATCTAAACTGCATCCATAATGGCATTGTTGGATCATCACCATCATAAATTGTTGTTCTAACTTGTCCTAAAACAATTACAGCAACAGCAGGGAATTCTTTTCTTGTTCCTCTATAGGTTCCTGCTGTTTCATTATACCATGATGTATGTCTACATTTCTTTCTCCATGCTCCACCATCAGCATCATTTCTAGTATCATATATAAATATTGTTTCTCCACTTCCAGATTCATCATAAGGAGACTCTTTACCACTAGTTATACTGATTGCAGAGAAATCATAAGCAGTTGCAGTTGCTATTCCAGCAACCGTTATTCCTCCTCCAGTGGTGGTTAGTTTTATAGCATTATTATAATATAAATTGACATAAGGAGCACCAGAATTATTAAACCCTTTAATAATTTTTTTAGACAAAGCCATGTGGTGTTCTATGTCACCAACAGATGAAACTATAAAATTGTTAGCGTGACCATTACTGTGTTTGATGTATAAATTACTGTCATTACCTAGAGTTAATTGTTTATCATCAGCAATATAAACATTACCCCATCCTTTTGAAGCACTACCGAAATTTTGAGTACCTAAAGCACCTGGCGTTACGTGACCATCTTTGTCAATGCGAAGTCTTTCTGTTGGCGATGCTGCACCATCAGCAGTAGTAGAAAATACTAATCTACCAGGAACGTCATTAGTGCCAGTAGTGCCGTCACAAGCTCCAATAATAGATGCTAAAGGATCTGTATTTGTTCCATCTGCACCCTCAAATATAATTGTTCCTACAGCATCACCGCTATTAATACTTGTAGCAGATCCAACAGAAGTTCCTCTTGATTTTTGGAAAATTAAGTTAGAAGATGATGCATTAGCTGAGTTTCTTGCAATTATTACAGAAGAGGTTGCTGTGGATGTTCCTTCAACCTGTAATGGAGCAGCAAAACCATTACTTTCTACCCTTGCAGAAGTTGATCCAATTAATACTCTACCACTTGAGTCGATGCGAACTTGAGTTGAGGTTCCATTATTTCCAGAGATTGATATACCACTTTTTCCTCTTATACCCAAATCACCTGCTGTCGAACCATTCATTAGGTTTCCAGCTGCTTGAATTCCCCAAATATAATGATCACCTAATGGAGTTTGCATCATCAATCCATTAGATCCTGATGCCTGAGTATGAATTAACGATTGAGGATCAGCAGTTCCGATACCAACTTTACCTGCATTAGTGATACGCATTTTCTCATCACTAGTACCATCGGTATTGAATACCATAAAGTTGTTATCACTATCATAAAAAATTCTACCTTTTGTAGCACCTGCACTATTCAAGAAAGCAAGAATATTATTACCAGTTGAAGTTCCACACTTTAATTTTAGTTCTGCATTATCAACACCAGTGATAGTTAAATCACCATCATTTTCTAATTTTAATCTCTCAGTACCATTACAATGCCAATAATGATGTCCAGCAGTACCAACAAAATACTGAGCAGTCACTATACCTGCTGCAGAAGCACCATTTGCGAAATTTATTCCACCAAGAGTACCAGATGTTCTCGCAGAATGAATTGTTATATCAGAAGATGTATCAGAAAAAACTTCCAATTCAGTCTGTGGTGTGGTGGTATTGATACCAACCTCACCTGTTCCTTTAATGCGAAGTCTTTCTGTATTATTAGTTTTAATTGTTAGAGGATGATTTGAACTCTGATTCAATTCTACTGAATTTGCTCCAGCACCAGCAGTACTATTTGTTCCTTCTCTGCTTATCTGAAAATATCCACCTTCTGCAGCACCTTGCTGTAAAATCACTCTTGAATAAGATGTATTTGTAGAGTTTCTTACATCTACACTTGGAATCGTAGTTCTTTTAACGAATAAACGTCCCTCTTCTAATGTTACATTACCAGCCTTTACATCAACATTACCACCATCAGCAACTGAAAATACCTCAGTGGTATTATCATATAAGTTTAATATATCTCCTGTACCTGTTTGAGTTATTATACCTGCTGGCAATGTACTAGCAGTTGATACTCTTAATAATTCTACATTGCGTAATGTTGTATTTAAAGTTGTATAATCTCCTTGTACCGTGAAACTGCCACCAATAGTAACATTTCCATTAAAATCTGCACTCCCATTAACATCTAATTGTGTAAACGTACCAACACCTGCTGTAACATCACTACCACTACCACCACGAAAAGGACCATCAAAAGCAGTTGCAGTTACTACACCTGCAATACTAAGACCTGGATCGAGAATATCACCAGCTACCTTTGTTAGTGCCATACTCTGTTACCTCTTAAGTAATTTCCATTATTGTCAAAGCAACATCAAGACTATTATTCACATCACTTTCTGCAGTTAATGTATCGTTTGTTTGTAATACTACTTTGTTTCCTCCCATAAATTCAAATGCAGATCCTTGAGGAATTGGTATATTCTTCATAAGATTCACATCTTCACCAGATGCAGAAGGTCTTGTAATTCCAAGTCCAACATTAATACTTGACCCAGAAACATTTGCCATTGTTACACCAATAACAACAGTTGCAGTGACAGGAGAAGTTGCAGTGTAGATACCGACTGTTGTTACACCTACATTTGCTTTCGTTTTTAATTTAAAGGTATTTGCCATGTTTTATCCTAGAGCGATTGCCATTGCGACTGCTTCATCAAGTGCGGAAGTAAGAACACTAGTTCCATTAATTTGTACGTCTGTCTCACTATTTATTACACCAGAAGCAGTAGAGATTCCAGTGGTATAAGTACCATCATTAGTAGTACGGATTTTTTCATTTCCATTATAATATAATTTAACATCTTGACCATTAATAGCTTGAAGATATCCTTTATTACCAGTAACACTCTTTAGTTCAATAATATTTGATTTTATAGTTAAATGACCATAAGTATCTTCAAACCTTGAAGAAGATCCATCATGGAATAACTTTATGTCGTCATTATTTCCAAGGTTTAACGAAATACCATCAAGAAACTTAAATGCACCAGCAGACTGATCCCAGAATGCAGATGTAATACCAGCAGTTTGACCAACAAATTCTACATCATTATTAAATGTAGATATACCAGTTACAGAAAGACTTCCAATACCAGCATTTGAAGCAACAGTAAGATCATTTGCGATAGTTACATCATTAGGAAGACCAACTGTAAGTGTTTGACCAGATGCAGAAGTTTCTATTTCATTAGATGTTCCTGCAATAGTTAATGATTGACTATCAAGATCAACAGCACCAGTTCCACTATCACCAGCAAAATCTAAATCTTGTGCTGTTACAGTAGTATCAACATATGCTTTGATAGATTGCTGAGTGGCCAGTGCTGTTGCACTGTCTGATGCCATATTATCTTCATCAAGTATGGTATTAATACCAACTAATGTCTGACCACTAACACCTACATTAAGAGTTGCAACTGTAGTAATACCAGTAACATTCAATCTAGCACTAGTTGTAATACCAGTAACATTCAATCTAGCACTAGTTGTAATACCAGTGACATATGCATCATTGTCTATATGAATAGATCCACCAATACCAACTCCTCTTTGAAGAGTTTCAAATTTTTTCGATGCTGCATAATATAAATCTACTGAACCATCATTGATGAAATTGGCCATATAGCCACCACCATATTTCTCAAGAAGAATGCCTGATGCTCCTCTTAATACTAAATTACCTGTACCAGTATCATCAATTCTACTATGCCCACCTGCATTATCATGCCATATTTGTAAATCATCCGAATCTCCTAATAATATCTTTTTACCATCAACAATAGTAACATCATCACTAAATGTAGAAATACCAGAGACTTGTACAGTACCACGAACATCTAATGTCGTTGTTGGTGTTGTACTATTGATACCAACATTACCAGTGCCATCTACTATAGTAAATCTTTCATCACCACCAGATGAAGTTCCATCTTTTATTGTGAAATTATTAGTACCATATGAACCAACCAACCATCTTTGAGTTCCACCACTTGATAATTTAAGTCCATAATATCCACTACTTCCAGAGTCTGCTTCAAACCAAGCACCAGCAGTCGTAGTTCTTACTTGAATTATTGCATTGTTAGATGTCTTATAAACGTCTAACAATTCTCCTGGATTCTCAGTTCCGATACCAACTTTACCATCTGATTTGATGCGAAGTCTTTCATTAGTTGTTATATCTGTTCCATTGGTATGGAACGACATATAATCACCAGTATTATCATATTTTATTAATCCCCTTCTTGGATCATCACTATCACCAAAAACAATTCCTGTATGTCCAGTAGTATTTCCTGTAACTCTAATTGATAAATTACAATCAGTTGCTCTTCCGATACGGAATCTCTGATTGTCATCATATCCAGTGTCATCAATAGCAGTTCCCGTCTCAATAATACCATCCTGTTTAATACGAAGCCTCTCTATCATGGTTCCTGCTTCTGCAGTAAAGAGACGCATTGATGCATTATCTTTATTCGTTGTATCATTGCCAGCAGCAACAACTATTCTTGCTACACCAGTTCCATTCCAGTGTCCTCGAAACTCCGCTAAATGTTCTCCTTCAACACCTCTGTTAGCATCTCCAATGAAACGTCCTGAAGAGGCATCATCAGTTGCTTTAAGTAATATTGATGGGTTTGTAGTGCCTATACCTGTTATTATTTCACTTGGATTATCAGTACCAATCCCCAATTTACCATCTGATGTGATGCGAACTTTTTCATCAGTTCCTTGAGTTCTAAAAATAATACCACCACTTCCACTTGCACCACGATCCCCACTAATATAAAGTGAATGACCACTTTGAGATATATCACTATATTGAGCAGTATCTGAATCAGTAAAACGAATAGTTGGAACTGGAGTGTTTATATGAAGATCCGAGGCAGGATTAGCAGTTCCTATACCTATATTTTGATTTTCATCTATAGTAATTGCTACAGATCCACCTGTAGTAAATCTTATATTATCAGCAGCAGGTCTATCAATATAAGTATTCGGATCATCCGCAAAACCTAATTGCTTTCCAGCAGCAACCTGAATGTGCTCAGAAGATGTCCATGCATCTGTGGCATCTACCCAATTTAATGTCTTATCTCCGTCTCCACTATCAATTGTAATACCTGCTCCGTCTGCAGCTGCATCATTCGCAGCACCCTTGGCAATTTCAATGTTCTTATCCGTCACCGTCATGGTGGCAGAATTTACCGTAGTCTGGGTTCCATCGACTTGGAGATTTCCTTTAACAACAAGTAATCCAGTATTGTCACCTACAGTTGCAGGATCGATATACATGGTTGCAGGGCCTTTAATCAGTCCTGTACTAATACCAACAGAACCTAATGTAGTAATACCAGAAACTACTAATCCACCAGTTATATTGAGATTTGAATTAGCATCAAAAGTTAAATTACCACTATCTTCAAGAGCACCAGAAGTACCAGCAAGTACAACTCTATTATCTGTTAGATCTGAAATCTTAGCAGAAGCAGCAGTAAGATCCGTACCATCAAATGTTAAATTACCACTATCTTGTAACTCTCCTCCTGTTCCAGCATATGTTACACGACCAGCAGTTAAATCTTCTACCTTAAATGTATTTGCCTGACCACCACCATTAATATCAACTAATTGAGTAAATGTCGATAAACCTGCTACAGATAAATTAGCACCAGCACGAACATCATCTGTCAGTGTTGATATGCCAGTAACATATAAATCATTGTCTATATGAATAGATCCACCAATACCAACTCCTCTTTCAAGAGTTTCTAATCTCTTAACGTTTGAATGATATAATTCAACATTCGTTGCATTAGCACCAGATGTATTAGCAGTAATAAGAGTTTGTGTATCACCAACATTTTTTACTTGAAATCCACCAAGTATTTTTAATCTTCCTACACCTGCATCTTTTATAATGCTGTCGGCTCCATCATGCGATATTTGGAGATCTCTTGTATTTCCAAATGTTAACAGTACATTATCTTTCAACTCTAATCTATTATTAGACTTATCCCAGAAAGCAGATGCAATACCAGAAACACCATGAAACTCTACATCATCTTTAAATGTAGCAATACCAGTGACATGTAAACTACTAAATGTACCAATACCAGTAACAGGTTTAACACCTATACCACCAGTATAACGATATCCTACAAGATATACATTAGTGGTTGTAATACCAGCAGGAAGATTAGTATCATTAAAATTCAGAACACCTGAAGAATAATCAAAGAACCATGCATCACTACTTGTACCAGCTTGAGGTATTTCATTACTAGAATTTGTTGCAGCTCCTACAAATACCCTAACTGCATAATCTGCACCAAATTGAGAATCTATCCAATTTCCATCAATAGATGCTGTTTGATTACCATGAGTAGATCTTGCAACAAAAGAACGATATAAACTACTTCCCGATGCAGTAGCATCATGAGTTAACTGATAAGCACTACCAGTTGTATTAACTCCTACAGGAAAAGTACTTGTAGTTGGTGGTGTAGAAGGTATAAGACTACTATCTGCCCATACACTTGTACTAGGTACTACTAATGGAGATGGTATAGCCTCACCAAAAGGTTGTTTAGATGTACCACTAACAGCACCAGTTCCTGATACAGAACCTGTTTTGGATGCCGTATAACCGATTTTCTTTAATAGAAAATCAACCTTTTGTTCAGTAGATGCTGCCACTTAAATACCTCTCCTACCTTATGTATCTGCGAATGAAATATCACTAATTGACTGTCCAGAAGTCAATTTAAATCTAACTAAAATAACGTTATCACTAGCATTTGATGATGATTCCGTTCCAAATACACAAGTAAATGTGCCACCATTATTATCCATAACACCACCAGATGAACATCCAGGAAAATCATTTCTAGGAACACCAGCATTTGGTGCTGCTGCAAACATATCTGCCCAACCATTAGTATTATTCAATCCTGTAGTCCATGTAGAATTGTTTGGCATACATACCCAACATCCTGCACAAGAACCAGTATATGATATTGTAAACTCTGAAATACTTGCCTGAGTAAATTTAACTTGGAAATACTGATTACCAGTTCTACCAGATGAGAAATCTGGGCCAACTGGAAAATATCCAGTAGAATAATTAGTCACATCATGTCTTAAATCTCCACCTCTCACAATCGCTTCATATACCGCAGGTGTTGCACTAGCATTCCATGCAGTCTGTACAGGGGTTGGAGTATCTCCAGTTGCTCCTGCATTGACTCTTGTAGCGGAACCATTAGTCAAACTACCAACAGTACACTCTATTGCATCTTCATCAACATTATTAGTCCAATCTGCAGAAGTACCCATAATATTTACGGATCCACTCAATGTTGCTCTTTCATTTTGATCGGTTCCATATGGAGTCCAACAATCCCATCTATGGAAATGATTAGAAGAGATAGTTGCATGAACATTATTTGGAGTATGAGTTGCTAAACATGTCACCGCAGTTCCAACACCAAAATTTTGTGTTGGTGGATGAGTTCCTGCTGTTGAACCTGCACCAATAAATTCATTAAATGTTTTATGTTGATCAGGTCTTGTAAATCCAGTAGTAGCATTCTCTGCCCAAAGAAGTCTATTATTAGTGCTGTAATAAAAATGTCCAGTGGCATTCAATACAGAAATAACATATGTAAATGCATTATCAGTTGATTGAGTGTAATGTGGAACACCTGAAGAATAAGCAACGGCATGTTCACCTGTTGTTGGTGTTCTAACCGCACTAAAGGTCATGTCAGGAGCACCTGGATAATTATCCTCCTCATAGAAAAATTCAGTACCACTTCGATAAGCACCCCATGTGAAATAACAAGAATTAAATCCTACTGGTGCTGCAGCATCTAATATACGAACATCTAATACTTCATAGAAATTAGATGCAATTCCTGCCACATCAGCATAATCCTGTTCATTTGCTACTTGCAAACCAAGAGTAGATGATATTCCTGATGGATTATAGATTCCATTATCAGTTCCAGCATCATATAATCCAAATGATACTTTTAATGCTGTGCTTCCTATACTTGTATTATTAACATATCCAGTAAGAGTTCCAGAATCTGCTGGCCCTTTTTGAGTTATATAATCAGTCGTTACAGTATTATCTAAATTTAACCAATATGCTGTTCCTGCAGATGGTGCAGTTGCTGCTGGAGTATTATTAACAGGTGTAAATCCTTGACAAAGAGGTCTTTTAGCAACAGATGAATTTGCTGGATGATAAATCGTATCATCATCAATAGTTACAGCAACACCACTAATAGTAGGTGGTGCTGTTGGTACTAATTTACCTAAAATATAATTTATTTCTTCCACCTGATCCTTTGTTTTGTCTCCTATAGTTGGTGATGCCATTGCTCCTGATCTGAAATTTCCCACAGTAGGAGTTCCAACGATTTGATCACCATGATAAGTTGTTGCAGTAACAACACCAGAATATCTAAGAGTTCCTCCACCATAATCTTCAATCCAAGGTGTGAGAAGTGCAACAGTAGTCCCTATACCAACACCACCTGTATCTCTCTCTGCGAACAGGTGTCCATCGTAAAAATTAAATGCTAATTCGCCTAACTCTAGATCTGCAAGTGCTGGTCTCTTATTTGAGACAGCAGATCTTTTCAGCCTATAGGGGGTTGCCATCTATGATAATCGGTATGTACCAAAAAAGGAGACTATGTAGTCTCCTTTTATTTATCATGGTTCTACATTGTCCTCTGTAAGTATTGGTGGAGTACCTTCTGGAGTACACATTGCCAATCCTTCAATAGCACCTTGTACTTTCAAATACTGTTCCTTTTTAGCATTAAATTTACCTTCCAGTTCAATAAGTACTGTTCTTAATTCCTTCTCTTGTCTTTGTAAATCTTCAAGAAGTGCCTCTGGTTGCATCATGGGTTATAGTTATCTAATGATTTCTATTTATCATACACTAAATAGTAAAAAAAGTCAATCATGACTCGTAAAATATACAAAAGAATTGGATTAAGAAGAGATAAGAACTTTGGAGACTTATCCGATGCTCGTTTATCCTTAAATAATCTACTAGACGGTCTAGTAGATACAGTAGGTAATACATTCACTTCGGAAGATTTAAATGCAATACGAAATATCAATAATATTGGATTGAGTAATAGTCAATATCTAAAAGTCGTTGGAAGTACTACAAAATATACACCTAGTGGTGGTGGAAGTAATTTATCATACGTACCACACATAACATACCAAAATCGTATTGATCAATTCACTGTATTTTCTGGTCAACCAAGAATATCTGGTGGTAATGGACCTACTGCTAGATATTGGCAAAAAGATCAAATTCTTGTTAATAAAGAAAACGCATCAGAAGGAAAAAAATTCGAGTATTGGCAAAATACAAATAGTACTGCATCTGAAGTATTAGCAGGTGTGACCACAATGGGTCAACTTCCAACAGATACTCAATGGGAAGCAGGAAACTTTGATTATAGTGGAAAATTACATCCACAATCAGTTTTAACGGATGGTGGAGTTACATGGGAAGGTTATTTCACAGCAACTAGAACTGGGCCTCATATATTTGATACTACTACAACTGGATATACCACATTTGACTTTAATTTAGATGGGTATGAAGAAGATAATGATAAAGTCCAAACACCAACATCAATTGCTGCTGTAGGAGCAGGAAATACATATAAAGAATGGGTAAGAGTTGGTATAACTACAACCTTTGACGGAAATAGTGCAAGTGCAAATTCAAACGATTTAACCATCAAGGCAGATTTCTCAAAAACCATAGGTGCTGGAATGTCTGTTTCTGGATCAGGACTTATATCTGGTACTGGTGGTAATGGAGAAACAATATGGCCAACTGTAGAATCTTATAATAATCGAATTGACGGATCCACATCAACAGTTACATTAAAACCCATACCTGGTCAAACATACGCAGTAGGTGGTACTGCTCTTAGCAATGCTACTCTGACATTCTTTAGAAATCTTGGTCAAAGTGTTACCACAAGATTTACTACACAATATCTAGTAGAATTTCGTAGATATAGATGGAGAGCAAGATTCTTTTTCCCAAATGATGTTAATACGAATTATTTAAAGAGAATAATTAATTTTGACTATAATTATCCAGGTACATCTAGTATAGATCTCTACTATTATAGACTTTTTGATTTAGATTACACATTCACGGAAGCAAAGAAAGGTGGATTTAATAGATTCTTCGATGCATCAGTTAGATTTGGAGGAACAAACCCAATTGGAATTGGAGGAACACTTGCCGAAGCTGGAAAACCAAATCCTTTTGCAGATAATAATCCATATGTAAAAGTAAAGACTTCAGATAAAATTCAAGCAAAATATTCACCAAAAACATCACTTGCAGGAATAGAAAAAAGATCACAAGCATTCAGTGGTACAACTGGAGGTACAGTACTTCAGTTAAGCACAGGACCAGGTTCTTCTTATAGTACTGGAGGAATTGAAATTGGAAACTACGTATTTGGTCCAAATACAGATGATTCCACTAATTTAGTTGCAGAAGGAACAAGAGTAGTTGACATTTCTGTTAATGAATTAATAATAGTAGATAAACCTTGCCAAATAGATGCTAGTCAAACTTTAAAATTCATAGATCATCGTGGATTTGTAAAAAGAATCAAAGGATCTGCTACTCAAGCTGGTGGTTTATTAGTAGCATTATCACCTGGATATTCAACAGGTGATAATGACAAGTGGAAGGAAAGTCTAAAAAAAGGAATGTTAGTATTGACCACAAAACAAGGTGGAGGAGACGTAAATTCATATACACGAATAACATCGGTCAATTCAGATACTCAGATGAATATAAGTAGTGGAATGACAGATTCAACCACTACTCCAATATACATCTACCAATCAAGAGGACTTGTTGATAATTCTCTCGTAACCTTCTGCCCTCAAACTGGAGGTGCTACAACTAGATGCCATCTATTACCTGAAACATTTGATTCTGATGGAGATGGTACTCCTGAAGCATATATCGCTGCTGCTGGACAAAACGTAATCCAACTAGTAAGTGTTAGTAATCTTTCTAATGGATTAATAGTTGAAGGTTTTGGTATTCCTGCTGGTACTGAAATTGATAGTGTTAGTGGTAGTTCTATTCTATTAACTGCAAATTTAACTAAAAGTATTAATGGTGGTGCTACTGTCACCATTCATGAAGCCTCATTAACTGGAGACAGACAATTATGTTGTCCACCAACCGATACTTCTCCTCCATTTGAAGCATCTCCCAATGGATTAATGACACCTAATTCAAAAAGAAACCTATCTTTCACACAAGGTAATGTGAAATTTGATGAATTAAGATTTAAATTTACAACTTCTGATGCAGGAACTCCTGCTGTTGGAGGTAGAATCGAAAAATATGGAACTGGTAATACAGATGTAACTAGAAAAATTCATATAAGGACAGGAGCAGTACAAGATCAACCAAATGGTCTATTCTATCTCTTAGGTACTACATCATAAAAAAGGTTTTGACATAAAAAAATGTCGGAGTTTTTTTCCGACATTTTTTGGAATTAAAAGTTGATTTTCAATCAGGGTAACGTAGAAGTATTCTCTGTGTTTCTAGCCAACAATAAGTAATATGTCTCTACATTTCCATCAGTATTTTCAATTCTAACTGGTATCTTGTAAGTAAAATCAGTTGGAGCAATTGTACCAGCAGTTACTGATTTGACTCCAGTAAGTGTGTCTGGAGCATGAGTACCATCAAATCCACTACCAGTAATTACTGGACCATCACTATGATTTCCAAAATATAACTCTCCTATCGATACATGATCTGCTTCTGTTTCTAATTTATTAGCACCAGTATCTGTCCAAGGATTATTATCTGTTGAGAATGCACGAGTTCCTTCAATAAACATACCAGAACCACTGTCATATGAAGTCACAATATTAGCAGCATTCATCTTCTGCTTTGGATCACTCATGCTAATAGTACCTTCAGTCTTAATAAAATCCGAAGAAACAGTATTAGTAGTACCTTTGTACTTCTTACCTATAAAATATTTTGAGGACTCATTATTATTTTGAATTCCATCTAACTGATCACTGAAAGTACCAGAACCAAAACTAAATCCCTCATCAAATATATCAGGTTCTATAAAGTTAATAAGATTACCTTGTTCTACTGGTTCAAAACGAATAAAATTAAAAGAATTAGGAGATACAGTAGTTGTTAATCCAGTGTATCCACTATCACTATTACCAGTTTTAATTTCAACTGGATTAGTTCCTGATTCAGAATAAGACGGAGTAGTAGATATCTTAAATTTTTCTAATCCATCAGAGTCACAAATATAATACTCTGTCCCTTGAACAAAATTAACATCTGTAATATCAGTAGATCCATCATTTACTTTAATGTTAACATTTCTATCGAAAGTGACTTTATCATCATTTGTATAAGTAAAAACATCATTTCCTCTAATCACTAAATTAGATCCAGAAACATTCTGATCTCTTATAGACGTACTAAATCCAGTTCTTACAGCTGTAAATTCATTTTCATCATCATTTATTGTTGTTAAAGCAAATTCTCCATTAAAAATATCAACACCAACTGAAGTATCTGTTCCTGTTAGATTTCCTTGACCATCAGTAAATTTTCCAGTTCCAGTAACATTTTGTATTTTAATCAGATCACCTATTCTAAGAAGATAACTTCTATCAACATGTGCAGTTATATTAACTCCATCCACAAGACCTGTAGTTCCATATACTTTCGTAGCAATACATCTTAATGAAGTTATGCCAACATTGATATCATCAGCAAAATCAAAATAACCATCAGTTATGGTATGAAAGGATTTTTTAGATGTATTTTTTAAATTATTTTGAAGTTTATCTAAATCCTCTGCTATACCTGCTCCACCAAGGTTAGCCAAAGCCGTACGGTCACTAGTAGTTTCCGCTAAATTTAAATCTCTTCTATAACCTTGATTTGGTATTCCCATTTTTCTTTAAGTGAATGTGATTGTCCAGCCCCTCTGTCTGAGAAGAATTATAATCTCAATTGCTGCTTCACCTGGAGTTGCGTTTCCACGTAAATTGAGAGTTACTCTTCTTCCACCACCATAGGTCTGATAATTTAAATATAGGTCATCAATAATTGAATTAACTGCTTGTTGTGATAAATCATTATTCGCTAAATCTATATATTTAATTCTACGTAGATCTACAAATGATCCAGACGTATAACTACTAAATTTATTATTGAAAAGTATCAAATAATATAAATTACCACATGCAGTAAAATCTGGTATTACTCCACCTATATCATTATTGTGTGCTTCAAAACGATAAAGACTTCCAAGTCCAGTAAATGTTCCAAGTGATGTAAAATTATTATTATACAAATAAAGATAAGTTAAACTAGTAAGACTTGAAAAAGATGGAATACCACCACTTAAATTATTATCAGATAAATTTACATAGTAAATACTAGGACTTCCAGAAAAAGTAGGAATACTACCACCAAAATTATTACCCATCATTTGTAAATATCTTAAATTTCCATTTCCAGTAAAGTCAGGTAAATTACCACCAGTTGATCCATAAGAATAATAATAAAAAGAATTAAGAGCAGCACAGTTAACAAATGCATACTGATGTATTGATGATGCTAATAAATTACCAGATCTAATAGTAATAGATGAAAGATTAGTACATAATTCAAATGTATCTTCAGCAATTACATTAGTCTCATTTCCATCTGGTTTCCCACCTCTAATACTAGTTTCATATAAATTAAGACTAGTTAAATTAGGATTTGTAAATTTTGGAAATCTATCATTCTTAAGATTACTGTAATTAAGATTAATTCTACCTAATGCACCACAACCACCAAATTTATATCCAGACATACTAGTCTTTGCATTAGCATCAGTATCTGCTCCAGAACCATCTTGAGTAGTAAACAAACTATATGCATTACGACACCAAGTTGCTTCAATAGTAGTTAAGAAATCTTTTCCTATACAATTTGGAAGACGCAAATCAGTATTGTGCATATTAATATATTCTATAGCACCACTAGCAATACTGAAAGAATTATCATTCAGATAATGATTGTTATAGAGATATAGATATCGTAGATTAGGTGCGTCCTTAAAATTATAACTTCCATTAGGAAAATGCTTAGTATTTGATCCATTATCAGTTCTTGAGGGAGCTATGGTTCTGAAATCATTATTCCCAAGATGATAATAAGTACATGTACTTGGAACATTAGGTGCATAAGCAGCGTCTACATTATCTGGATAATAGTAACCGCCTCCATTCCTATACAGATTCATAGCAGTTAGATTAGGAAATCTTCTTACAATAAGATCCTTTGATGTATAGGTACCACCAGTTTCAGTATATGTACCATTACCTCCTGCACCAGAACCATTACCATTTCCAGTAGTTTGTCCTCTTATACTTCCATACCAGGTACCACCCATTTGGAAATTAGTTATAGTAGTAGGGAACTTAGCAATTGTAATTGGATTTAAAAATCTTTCTGATTCTGTCTCGCTCAAGTGAAGTGGATTGCGATGAAGATTTATAGAGGTAAGAATCGGTGTTAAGAAATTAAAATCAGGAAGATTTTTAATTTGATTATAATATAAATCATAATTTGTTGCACTTGAAAGTTTTATCTCTGGAATATCAGAAATATTTCCCCCCTGAATTTGAACAGATTGAATATAATCTGGATCATAATAAAATTGTATAAATCTTTCTCTTGAAACAGGAGATCTAAATGCAATATTGGAAGTTGTACCACCTTTATCAGGAAAATTCACATAACTATTAGAATTTCCAGTTTCTACAACTTTCCAACTTGCTGCTGTACCATTCTTTAAAGTTGTTAATCTAAATTCAGCATTTATGTTTCTAAAAAATCCCTTTACACTATAAGGAATCCCCTTCATAGCATACAACCAGACATCTGTAGTACCTAGTTTTACTTTAATTTTATGTGTAGGACTTTCCGAATTAAATTCTTTTTTCTGTGGAACAATACTAGTTTGTAATCTAGGCCCTAAACAATCATTATAAGTAACACCATCAACAGTCTTTGCACTACCTTGTGTTCCAAAAATTAATGTTCCACTTGCTGTTGCTATACCAACTTGTGCTCCATATGAAATACTAGCATGTTGTTGAATACTAAGATCATTATTAGTTGATCTTGCATCAGAAGAACTCCATGCACTTACTCTTGATGTAGAAATATCTGCAATCTTAAATCTATTACTATCATCAAAATCAATGTAACTATATCGTATTGCCTTTCCACTTATCGATCCATTTACATCTAAATTACCAAATAAAATAGAGTTTGTTCCTGCTCTTCTTTCAATTAGACTAACATATAGATCAGTTTCTGCTCTATACCTATCAGTAGTCTTTACAAGAGGTATAGTCAAACGAGAAAAACTTCTCCAATCACTTGGTAACATACCTTCATTGGCTGACCCACGAATTACTTCCAAGTCAAAAGGTGCAAGGTTTAATCTTCTTAAGGCTAATGAAGGGTCTGATACATCTGTAAGTGCTGCTTTTATTTCATACCCAAATAGTTTAGGATTTTGTAATGCCATATCAGATTTCTAGGGTATGCGACTATTTATCATTGCTCAGTATAAGTTACAGTTGCTTGAACTTGTCCTGCACTTCCAGCATCAATTTTTTCTGCAACAAAGAATGTTGCTTCTAAATTTAGATTATCAGGTGTAATTGAATCCCTATCAGGATTGAATATTTTACTCATATCAATATCTTTAGACTTACCAGAACCAACATAGAAAGTATCTAGAACTGTACCTGGTCTCAAAGTTTGCTCATCTTGAGTATCATATAGTGCAGATGACAATCTATCTACTTCCTGATAATGTGGGGGTGCTTCTCCTAACGTACTAGCATTATTATCTGCATTAGTAACCGAGATATTACCTTTAACATAAAGTCTAGGTGTAATTGTTCTTTCAAAATCACCAACAGTTTCCTTTACTGTGATATTGTTTATAGCAGAATTATCTTTCAAATTACCAGTCAAATATAAAGGCCAAGGATTATAATTATAAAGTTTTGACCTATTAACCATATTAGGTGTAGTTCTCATAACAGGTCTTATGAAAATACTAAACTCTCCAGAAACACTAGGAATTTCTTGATCTATTTGAATATAATATACATTTTTATTCTCAGTAGTATCAAAATAACTTCTCACTACACCTACAAACCTAGAATTTGTAGCAGTTGGTGTTCCACTCACCTCTACAGCAACTTGTCCACCATCAAATTCATTAACTATAGCTGGGAATGTAGAACCTGGAGGATTTTTAACAAGATAAAAATCAGAATCACTAATAGTTGGATCTGGATTACCATTAACTTGACTTATACCTGGTACTTCAACTGGATCCATAACTTCATATTCTATTTTAGAAGGGTGTCCACTAGAACTGCCTTTAGGTTCAGGTATCCTATCATCAATCTGCATTCTAAACGTAGAAGTACCACGATCCCAAATGGCTTCATGAGTTTCCACACCATCTTTATTAAATCCTGCATAGTCATGATTATGTTCACCATATAATACATCTTTTTTGGTTAAAATTGTAGTATTTCCAGTACCAACAGTTCCATCAACTTGCGTCCAATTTACTCCACTCCATTCAACCAATACATCAGGAGCACTAACTACTGGAGTTTTATCAGTAAGACCAATATAAAAATCACTGTGATGATGTCCTCCATCTTTTGGTAATGGATTTAAGAATTGAATTTCAATTTTTGATCCAGTAAATTTAAAATCAGATGCAAACTCATGAACATAATTACTTAAACGAATTGGATATCCATCAAGATTCATTGGCCAACCAAAGGTACCACCAATACCAGCACCTGGATCTGCAGTAGGTGTGAATGTTACTATACCAGCAATATGGTCATAAACTTCATTATTTGCAATTGTTCTATTTCCTGTTGCTGCATGATAATTAGGGTAACTATATCCACTTGGCCCAAATCCAAGAACAGTAGCACTAGTATATGCGGAATAACCATCCCTCTTTGGTGCTGTAAGATCTTGACTATCAACAGCAGTAACATACCAATTATAAAGTCCTCCAGCAGTAATTAATTTTGAACCAATATCAGTCTCATAGAAAAGAGTAACTCCAATACCTGAAATACTATTATTTCCATCAAATGTAACCTTAATATCTCTTCCTGTAACTGTAGATGCAACTCCTGGAGTATAAGCATGGGCAAATCCAGGCCCAGATTTAACATTAACTACCTGAACTTCTGTTAATGAATCAGATGCTATATTAATTTTCTTAGGGATAATTAACTTTCTATTAGGTATTTCTGTTCCATCACTACTTGTTATTAAAGTCTTTGGTGTTATTCCTATAATTGGTTTTTGAACATTCGTGAATGTAGATTTGATTCCTGAATTTACAGAGTAAACAGTCTGAGTTCCCTCATCTCCACCATCAATATAATACGAAGCACCATACTTATAAATGAAAACTGGTTTTTTAATTGCAGCAGTATTGTAAACATCATTAATATATCTAAGACGGAAATAAGAATCTTCCAAACATGGTTGTCCTAAAGAGTTTTCAATAACAAGAGTATGAACCACTACCCATCTTGCTTCACCAGAATCAACAGGAACATAAGCATAGAATCTTGCACCAATAGCACCGTACCAACCAAATTCAATCTTCCACATGGTAACTCGATCAGACTGAAACTGGTATCCAGAAATACCATTACCATCTAATCTATCACCGTTCCATTTATCTCTAGGTATATCCAGATTATAAAGCATTCTATCTTCACCATAAGGATCACCGTCTTTAATTTGAGGTTGAATAGTATTATAGAATTCACCATCAATTCCTACATTAGTATTCAATGGATTCAAATTACTTCTCGCAATAGCACTATTGTCTAATGGAATAGTACTTCTACGACGAATTGATATTTGACCACCATAAACATGGAACATATAAGCATCAGTTGGATTTGAAATACCCCACTCAATAGTATATCCAGAAACTGGTTCATCAGATGACTTTACACCAAATGTAAATCCACTTATTCTACCTGGTTGATATCTGAATACCCTTCTCGATTGTAATGTAGAATATCTTCTATTATTTTCATCATATCCAGGTCTAGTAGTTGAAGTTTTATATAAATTTCCAATATTAGTTCCACTTAAAACTTGAATTGCTTCATCATCAAAAGTATTTCCATTAGGATCTAGAAAAGTAGGATCATCTTTAATTCTTCTCCATGTATCTGTCCAAGTATCAACCTTTTCAAATGCTTCATCAGTTTCTACTAGATACTCAACATCACTACCAATAACAGTAACAAGAGTAGGATCTAAGAAATTATCTGCCCAAGATTGAGGCCAACCTTGTCCACCTATATTGTTAGCAAAATAAGTATATAAAGCATTTCCAAATCTAATAAAATCTATATACAAATCAAATCTCGTTTGATCAAAAAAACCAAGATCTTCAAAATTTGGGCCCCAAGGATAAGAATATGGAACAGGATACGATTCTAAAGTAATCGCAGACTCCATAGTATTCTCATCAACTTTTGCATTATAATGATTTCCATATATTAAATTTGATCTAGTATCCCATTCAGAAAGAGACAATCCACCAGTATAAGAATAAGATTCAAATTCACTTTCATCTAAACCATATGAAGATACATTAGAAAATAAACTAAGTTGAGTTTCTGCACGTTCAACACCCAATAGTGTACTACTTACTTCACTAGTTTCTTTAAATACTTCAGCAACTTTTATAATATTATTTGCTTTATATTTTGCTTCTTCAGTTCTTCTTATACGAAGTTTAGATATTTGTATACCTGTATTAATATCATTAGAAACAATTAATCTACCACGATTAATTCTAGTTACAAAGGTGCCATCAGGAATATTGGAACCAGTTACCTTATCACCAAGTTTAACACCAACAACGGATTGAATACCAACTCCATCACCATAATAAATTTTATTAGACTCTCCCCTAGAATCTGAAGCATCTACAGTTTTAACCTCAACATTACCATCAGATAAAGTACTGATACCAGGATGACCTTCAATCGTTATATTATAATTACTGCGTTGTAGAACTGTTGTTTTTGATATACCTACAACCGTTCCAGTTCTTTGTAATACTGGTAGACTTGCAGCACTACCAACATAAACATCTAGATCTACTCCATAAGTAGCCGTATGAATTCCTACAAATGAATGCTTTTTGTAAGTGTAAACGTCACTAGGTTCACCATCAAAAGTAACTGAAGTAGATCTTTCAGCTGTTGCATCATTCAGAAAGAACTCCTCTTGTTCAGTAATCAATGGATTACCAGACTCATCAACTAATGGTTGACCAGTCTGATAGTTGTAAAGATTTTGCTCTCTATTTGTAAACGTAGATATTGGGCGTTTATCATGCCCAAACTTAATATCCTTACCGCCAGCCATATATCACTGCTCCTCCCAGGTAAGACTTCCTGAAATCTTAGCAGTTGATAATCCAACATTGTAGTCGTTATCTGTAGAAGCACAAAGATATAAACTATCAATCTTGTCAGTCAATGGGAAGGATAAGTATTCTTTATTGTAATCAAAGTAAGTAGCAAGATCATAATTCTCACCAGATGCAGGAGCATATAGACTCGCAACAATAGTTCCAGTCTTAGGAATAGGTGCTCTTATCTGTGGATTCACTTTAACAGATGACAATTGATCTAATGTGAACTTAGATGTTGTAGGAGATGTAATTGTTCCATCCTTTGGAGTTGTCTGGTTCTCATAAAGGAAGTTACCATCTTTAAGTAATACAATATTATCGTTGGTTGATTCTAATGCTGAGAAATACCAACCATCCTCTTCAATATTCTGCGTTCTAGACATTCCTCTATTCTCTAAAAGACCAAGAACAGAAATCTTCTTCTTAGCAGCATCAGTTTCATAATAACCCCTGAAGTATCCATAGACACCTTCAGTCTCTTCTCTTCTGATAAATTCTGCATCAGATGGTTTAGTAGCAGTACTGTTATGAGCAATATTAGTAGTTACACTAACATAGAATACAGTAGTAGTAAGTCCAGTTGTTCTAACTCTTAATGTTCTACTATAAACTCGGCCACTATCCGTAGTTGTTGATCCACTAAAGTCAGTACCACCACCACATGCTGTACCATCCATGATTGGATCAACTGCACGAGGATACTTGTGAGTACTACCGTTATTATCAAATGTACATGTGAATGCAAATGCACCTTGTAGAAGTTGGAGAGTATCATTGGCACTAAAACCATGAGAAGTAGAAGTTGTTATCTTCATCAATCCAGTAGCAGAATCATATGATACTGCACTTGATCCATCAGCAATATTCAAGAATGAACCAGAAGATTTTCTAACTGCAGCAGTCTTAGTAGTAGCAGACTCAACATAAGTATGTGCTCCACTATAAGTAGATAGATTTAAAGCAATCTTAGTGGGTTTACCTCTCTTACCGATGTTCCAGTTACCATCACTTGTAGCTGGATTTTCTTGCAATATTGGTGAAGTACCAGTATTAGCAGTTATAACATCTGTCTGGAAGATAGGAGACTTAATCATATCCACCTTAAGAAGAGCATCAGATCCAGTAGAAAGTCTTGTTGGATATACCTGAGTTCTGTTTCTTACATCCTGACCAGTACTACTTTGAATAAAGTCTTTACACTCTAATCCAATGAGTGGTGTTACACGATTTGTAATAATTTTTATACTTCCTTTGGCAGCACCAGTTGCACTCAATGGAGCACTTAGATATACCTGTTTAGTAGATGGTTCAACATAGGTAATCTCAATATTTTGATCTAACGATTCACCAGTAATCACTTTTGAACCAACATAGTACGATGTTGCAAGTCCAGAAATTATACTATTCTGATCAGCAAGTAAATATGGATCAGTAGCATTCGTAGCATTACCTACAGTAATACTTGTTCCTGCACCAGTTGCAAAGGTTCTAGCAGATCCATAAACTTCTACAGGTGTTGGAGTTCCATGACTGAATAGTTTAACAGTACCACGGTCACCACCATCAATGTAGTATGAAGCACCATACTTGATTATATTCTCTGAGTGTGATGCATAATCTGCCTGTTGACTTCTTAGAGTATCACTATATCCAAAAGAATTGCTACTTCCTCCACCATAAACCATGTATGTAATAGGTAAAGTCGCATTACCCAGTGAGGAGACCTTCAGTTGGTTAGATGCTCTCAAATGGTGTACACGCACCCAACGTGCTTCTCCAGCACTCACAGGGACATACGCAAGGAATAGAGCACCAACAGCACCATACCATGAGAATTCAATCTTGTACATGGTAACCTTGTCAAAGGCAAGATCCCAAATACTAGTATCTTCTGTTTGAGCACCAGTTGCAGTAAGGACAGGACTACCAGCTCTCTTATCTGCTACAGAATCACTATAAAGTAGAGTGTCTGTTGCACCATCTAATCTATCTCCACTAAATCTTGAACGTGGAACACGATACTCATATACTGTATGATATGGAAGAGCAACGTTTTGTTGTACCCAATTATCATAGAAACTATTAACATCATCTATCTGACTCTTCAGTGTAGCAGTACTAGTTAAAGTTGTGTCAATATAACCAACAGTTGTACTTGAGTCAGTTGGTTTTGCATACTTGTATGGGAACATACCAGAATGCTTTGTATTATTCTGGTGATATGCTTTAGTATCACTATTAATTAAACTTCCAGTTACTGGTTGCACAAATGGTACAGGAGTAACTAAAACATGACTCGATATACCAACATTATGATCGGAACTAAGAGAAACATCTGACTCAGTAGCATCCAAATTCTTAAGTGTTACTACTGTTGCAAACTGATCAACACCATCCACATTACTTGTAGTTACACCACTAATTGTTTTAATCTTATAGATCTTATTATCAGTAAATCCACCACTAAGAGCAGCATCATTAGTTCCTTTATCGTATCTAACATACTGATTAGCAGCAAGAGGAGTTACCCAACCTCCAGAATGATAAAAAGTAGGAACAGTTGAAACACCAACATTTAAAGTAAATGATGTTGTACTATTAACCTGTACAATATTAAATCCAGTATTTCTACCAGCATTCGTATACAAATCTGGGTAGAATTTAATTCCACCAGGCCCTGCTTTAGGGTTAGCATCACCAGGAGTAGCATAACTGAATTGGCAAGTCATACCAATACCAGCAACGGTAAGATACTTACCAAGTTTAAATCCATGCGGTTCATGAGTCGTAATGACCATCAAACCAGTATCTTTATTATAAGTTGCGTTACTTACACTTCTTGCAATACCTACAAGAGATACTTTGTTACCACTAGCAGTAACAGAAGTAATTCCAGTCTTATGTGGATCCTGTAGAAGTGATGTGTCATAACATCCAGCATGAGTCATTAAGAGATTATCTCTTAAAATAACTAAATCACCAAATTTCTTTTGAGGATATCCTACCGCAGCAGTACCCATTCCAACGTTCTCTGAACCTCTCTTACCAAGAGGATCCATTGGAGATGAAGTACCATAATCTTCAGATTGATCAGTACCATATACCCCAAGACCATCAAAAACAACTGACTGTGTTCTTCTAACTACACAGAAATTATCTCCTTGTCCATTATTTCTTGTTTCCCAATAATATCCATCGTACTTATCAAATATACCATACTTACGAACAGCAGGGTTCTCTATCGTTGCTCCAATATGTTCTTTCTGAGTATCATTCAACGCAGTAGTAGAATCCTTTACGGTAGCATCAAAAATAGAAGTCTTAACACCAAAGGTAGCAGCAGAAACACGACCAGGCTGATACCTAAAAAATCTTTTTGAAGTCAGAACACCAGTCTTATCAGGTGGTGCCTCAATTAGAGCACCAGATTCTGCAGGAACGTGAGTTAATCCCCACCCCATATCACCATTAATATTTTCATAAAGACCAGTATTATCAACACTAGCAAACTGTTCAGGAGTCGAAGTCCACTCTGAAGGGTTTACGTCATAAGTGTTAACATCTGCAAAGATACCAAGGGCAACTTCTGCTCTAGGAATACCAAGAAGTGACAGTGCAACTTCTGATGCAACTTTATTCTGTTCAGCAACAGGTATAGTTGACTGATCACTTGCAATTACAACAGGTATAGATTTCTCCGCTTTTTGTTGGCCAGGAGGTACTGGAGCAGTCCTACCTACGACAACAACTGCCGAAGAATTATTTACATTAGTGTTATCAGGCATTTAAATGACTCCGACTCTTCCTTTAAAGATTGTGAATGTATTCCTTATAGATATATATCCATTTTCTCCACCGTTACTTGCGGAAACCGCAGTAATATTGGCGAATCTATGGTTACCACTACCAACGTTTGTGATATCACGAGCTGATCCAGAAGTTGCTTGATCTGGAGTTGCTGCAAGTTTGATGGTATTATCATCAACTTTAATAACATAATGCTCTGTATTGGTAGCAATACCAACGATAGCATTTCCACTTGAATCAATATATGTTAATCCATCACGAGTGGCAAATCCATGCCCAGTGATAGTAATCTGATCATTAGTATTTACAGAACCTGCAGGTACTAAGTATGATTTGTAAGAAGATATTCCAGCAAAGGATAGAATAAATTGCTTATTCTCTGCATTAACATTATTCTTACCAGCAATCATCATTGCCTTTCCACTAATATCTGGTGACATTGAATGTCCAGGAATCTTACAAACATGTCCTGTAGCAATTCCAGTGAAATGAGCAGGTGTTTGAAGTTGAACAATATACTGAGTACAAGCAGTACCAACTACTGCTTCAGTAGTTCCATTACTTGTCCAGTATCCAGTAGCAATACCAACAGTTGCTGCATACCCAACTGGTTTTTCTCTATATTCTGTGGCAATTGCCTCATATGCCAATGGAGTAGTTCTATAACCATCAAGCTGCCATGTACCTGGAGTAGTTGTTCCAGTACCAATACCTTTCGGTAATGTTAGAGAGTAATATCCATGCTCTCTATCAATATCATCAGGAGAATCATCAATTGTTCCAGATTGAAGTTCAACAATAGTAGATCCAATAGATGGTGTAGTTGTTGTGTTATATAATCCAACTAATTCACCAATTCTAGCATGGACAGTTACCTTACCACTACTCATATCCTTCGGTTCATTATCTTCAAGATACAATACTCTAGGCCCGAACCAGTCATTGCCAGGTTTGATGGATACGTTAACAGAATTCCAATCACTATCGTAGATGTCAGGTGATGGTAACCATTCATCTGAAGGACCAAGAATAATATTATTAGATGTAGTAATCTTAGCAGTTGCATATGCATCTATTCCAGTACCACAATTTCTAATAATGTTACCACCAGTAGAAACAATAGAAGTTACTGAAAGATCAACAGGACCAGGATAATTTTCAAAGAGGTTATCATTAACTCTAACAGTCTCAGAGTTTTGTGCATCTAATGGTTTAAATGCATCAACATCTGACAAACATCCATCAACAAAGGTAGAGTTCTCTACAGATACTCTCTTAGAATCGTAAATATATAATCCACCTCCAGGTGTATTACGTATTTCCATATCCTTGAATAGTGCAGAGTTTACACCTCTAAAGTAAACAAGATAATTATCAGATATACCATCAAATGTAACATTATTTGAATTATTTCCATCAATTGTTACCTCTTGTAGAGTAATATCAACTCCATTTGTCACTGCAATTCCAACAAAGTTACCATCATTAGTTAATGAATTACCAGCATCATCATTAGCATCAGTAGCAAAGTACTGTTGCTTAAGAATTGTATTCTTTCCATTACCCTTAAGAGTGAAACTGGTTGGAACTACAATTTTATTTGCAAGGTATATTCCACTTGGAAGTGTAAGGTAATTACCACCAGATGCAACGGTCTTATCTATTGCACTCTTCAATGCAGAAGTGTTGTCATGAACAACCTTAACAACAGTAGTAGAACCAAACGAAACAGAACTATTAACATAACAATTATCAGCAAGAGTTATGCTATTTGCACCAATAGAAACAACTTCATCAAGATTCCAACCTCTCTTAGCACCTGTAGTACCAATAACAGGGAAGTGAATTTGCTCTATAGCTACATCAGTAGTAGCAGATCCAACATACTCATTCTTAGCAGATTTTGGTGACCATTCTGTTTGCTCATAAACACCATAATCTAACCAAGTAATTCCAGAAGTCAATCCCTTCAATTGTTTCTCACCAAGAATCGCAACCAATCTAGATTCAGTAATATCTGCATTAGAAGCAGCACCTACTCCATCAAATTCTTGACGATAAACTGCAATACCATTATCAACAGATGATCTCTTTAACTTCAATCTAATGAAATCAGAAGAATTCCATTTATCTAAATCAGTATGACCTACTCCTGCTCTCTTTGTAGATAAACTTCCAGTATAGGTTCCATCAGGAGAAATCTGTGATGAAATTCCAATTCTACCATTTCTTTCATTAAATTCAGAAATCCAATAGTAGTAAGTCTTACTAAATGGTGCTCCACCACCAGCACCTGCTCTTTCAAATGTAACTGAAGTATCTAAGACAGGATCTGCCATATCAGCACCATCAGCAACACTCTTAACAGTAGCACCAAATACCTTAACTTTCTCTCCTTTATAGAATCTAGCAGTTGAAATACCAGAAATAGTTAATGGTTGAGCTGGATTTGTACTACCTTCACCAACATAAATTGTACCATCGTTACTTACACCATAACTTCTCAACTCATATGCTGGTAATTCGTGTGAATCAATTAATTCATAACCAGTTTCATCACTCTTAACCATCAAAATACGGTTTCTCTGGAATGTTGGTTCTAGAGTTGTTGGAAGGTCAGTTAATTCAAAGTTATTATATGCATTTGCACGGATTGTTCCATTAACATCTAATTCATATGCTGGATCAGCAGTCTGAATACCAACTCTCTGAGTATCTTCCTTAACAACAAAGGATGGTGAAGTCTCATCCCCAACTAAGAATGATGGATTCTGAGTTGCTGTACCCTTAAGAAGAAGTTTGATTGCTTCTATACCATCAGCAGCAGTGGATGTTATCTTATTACCAAAGTTAACTGGGCCTCTAAAGTCTGATGGTAAATTTCTATTAGGACCACCACCAACACGAAGTGTATTTCTTACGTAAAGATCATCAAATACCCCAGTAGCATCAGATCCAATCTCTCCGACGAAATTCTCTCTTGGAGTAATTCTGTCTCCAGTGAAGTAATCTCCACGATCATTCATACCAGAGAAGAATACGATTCCACCTTTCTCTTCTCTAGAAATTGCAAGTGATTCTTCTTCATCAGTAAGAGATCTAACTTGCTTTGCTGGAAGTGCGGTTGAGTAGTTACCTGGCCCATATCCAACGTACTCAAATGTATGACCAGAAGCACGGATACTTGAATACCTATGTGTCTGTGTTGGAATTACTTTAATCTTTCTAACAATAGATCCATTAGCATGGTCTACTGCTCTTGTACCCAAAGTACCTCTAATAACAGTAAGATCTGTACTATTTGCAATTGATCTTGCAGTTACTCTAACAACTTCATTGTCTATTTGTAAGAAATCACCCTTATCAAATCCAAGATAATTAGTAATCTTTAATGTTGGAGAAGCAGTGGTAATACCAGCAGACATCGTTGTACTAATACCTGCATTCAATGGTACATAACTTCCAGCAATATTCTCAAGTTCAAATGACTGACTCTGACCAAATGCACCAAGATTATACTTATAAACTTCTGCACTACTTACTTGATCTGTTCCAATTCCAGTAGATGCCTGAACTGTGAATTGAGTTAGACTAAGTTTTTCCTTAACAACAAAATCAGTATTAAAAGTTGATGCATCTACTCCAGTTACACCAGCAATTTTAATTTTATTTCCTGCAATTAATCCATGAGCCTTGCTTGTAGTTGCAGTCACGATACCAGCGAGTGTAGTACCTGCAGTACCAACTATTGATGAAATAGGAACTGCTTCATCGCCCACATAAACCATTCCTTGAGGTAATGTAGAGATTCCTGCGTATTCACCAGGATTTGATCCAGCATTATAAGTGATCGTCTTAGAACTAGAAATACCAGTAATCTTATACAGTCCGTTATATCCACTATCATTACGATTTGCAGTTACACCAACTCCAACAACTTGTACTGCCTTACCAACAGCATCATTAATCTTACTAACAGTTACGGTAGCATTACCAGTACCAACTTTTAATACATTACCAACAGCATATGCAGAACCAGAGTCCACTAATTCATATGCTGTAACTGTACCAGAGTTATTAACTACAATATTTGCAGTTGCTCCATCACCAGTCATTGTACTAGTATTATTATTCAAAGGAACATTATAAAGTGTAGTGACACCTGCTCCAGTAACATATCCAGATCCAGCAGAAGTTAAAGTAAAGGTAACAATACCAGATAAGTTATGAGAATTATCAGTAAATGCACTTACAATTCCACTAGTACCAGCATCACCAATTGTACCAGTAATACCAATACCTATTCTATTATCTTTTAGATAATTAATTGCAACTTCTTTTGTAAGACTATTTTGTGGATCGTTTGAGTCAACTTTACCGATTTCATTATTTACAGCTGAAGATACTGCTTCTAGAGGATCATTATTTGGATTATCCTTATCAACTGTAGGATATAAACTAGCAATACTCTGCTTGAATTTTAAATCATCAAATGGTTCTACAGTTGGTCTAATATTACCAATCAAACATGTTAGATGATAGATTCCATCTTGTGCTCCCTGCTCATATTCCTGAACGGTTTCTACATCCTGTATAGTATATGTGGTATCATATTCAACTCTTTCAAAAGTTGCAAGAGTATATCCAATTCCTGTTCCACCAATATCATTACGATTATACTTCAACTTATCAAGATAAGTACCAGCACTCTTTGGATTGGTATAAGTAAATTTCTTTGTGCTTGGAACACTAGTAACTTCAAAATATCCATTAAATCCAGTATTACCTACACCAGCAATATTTCTTGTACTAAATGCATTTTTAACACGAATCCTATCCTTAACACTCAACTTATGTGGTAATTCTGTTGAAACAGTAACAAGAGAACCAGTACTTGCTTCACTAGTAATACCAGCAATTACCTTTGGGTTACGGTTAGAGTTAACAGTAGTAATTACATTCTTCTCATCAACAGTTTTAGATTCCTGAATTGTATAATTCTTTTCTGGTTTCTTTGCAATAGCACCACTTTCCGTATCCTCTTTTGGTATTACATAACGGAATCTATAAAGACGACTATCTAAATCACGACCTTCAGATAATCTCTGAACATAAGTAGAAGAGTTATTTGCTGCAATTTGAGTAGAGAAACCAACAATTCCACTAGTGTATAGTGTGTTGCTAGAGGCAGTTAAGACATACCAATTATTCTTTGTGTCATCCCACTGAATAGGATGCCCAATCTCACCTGGAGATTTATCAGTAACTTTACTTACAATACTAATTACACCACCATCTTGGTTCTTAATACTAATAGCTTCAGGTGAACTTAATTTAGATTTATTGAATGTACTTGCCAATTTAATGGTAGTAGTAGAAACACTAATAACATAATATGTCTTTCCATTCTCCATTCCATCAGGAACATTACAGTTATCACTATAAACTCTTACTGATTCACCAGTTATGAAATTGTGAGTACCTTCGAGAGTTATTACATCAGTAGATATATTAATATTATTACCATCACTAAGAGTTCTTGCAACCTTATGTCTCTTTTCTGCAGTTGGTCCTTCGGTAGTATTGCTAACTATACCATTTGCTCCTGCTTGCATCAAAATTGGAGCAGAATATGACTTACTATCTCCACCAATAACTACATCAAGATATAGTTTATCATCAGTCTTAGAACCAATTCTATATCCATTACTAATATTACTTGGAGGATTTTCCTTATCCTTTGCTTCAAGAATATAAAGTCTTCTTGTATTAGCAGTAGTTAATGTCAATGTTGGATCTATTGTTCTCCAAATAACATTAAATGTGTCTTCTTGAAGATCTGTTGGTGGAATAATGTGTGTTACATAACCACTGTCATCACGATCAAATGAATCTCTTCTAAAACCATGAGAAAGTAGAGCCTTAGAACCGAAGTTTGAGTTGGAGTTAGTGATTGACTGCTCACCACCAGATTCTGATAAGAATTGTGCAGCAAAACCGATAGCAAAAGTAGATACTGCCTGAATAACAGCATCATTTGATGCCTTAATATGATAATTCTCGTATGCTGGTTTAAATACTGCGTCTTGGTTGATATAAAGAGGTAATTGCTTAGAATCAGTTACTGAATCCTTTCCGTTATATCTACCAGTTGATGAATCATAAAGAATAAACGCATTATCATCCTTCTGTAGACCAATACCAGTAAACTGGGCAACAACCATAGACTTAAATCCAGTTGCCTTTGCTCCATCAGCATGAAGACCACACATACCATAGACTGATCTCAATGAACAGTTAAAGATATATGGTGAAGAACCATCAACATTATCTGCCTCAATAACAACCTTTGCTGCTGATGTAACAGCAGGTGTTAAATCATTAGGTGTTGAAGGTAGATAGTAGTTAAATGATCTATCACTACCAACTCCTGCAACCTTATAACTTCCTTCATAGAAGGTAGAATTAGCAATACCAGCAATACGAACAGAATCATCGGTATTCAAACCATGAGCCTTCTGTGTTCCAACTTGAATAAGACTTCCAGTAGCATTTAATGAGATAATACTATTATCATTTGCTACTAAATCACCAACAATCTTAAATTCTGGTGTATTTGGTTCAAAATCAGTAGCAGTTGGAAATGCTGTAATATTTCTAGTTCCTGTATTCTGACCATAAGCATTCATTAACTTATAGTAATACATTTGAAGGTCTGTATAACCTGTATTACTATCAACAGTCAAACCATCAGCATACTCAAAACAAGTCAATTTGTGATGAGATAAACTTGGATTGGTTTTTTGAGTTGTCTTATTAAAATAAACTGACTGATTCGCATCAAACATACTGAATTGCCAGAAATAGCAACCACCAGTTACACGGAAAATTGCTGATCTTGGTATAAAATCAGCAGATGTAGGGGTATTCTTTGTGGGATCAGGTACATATAAAGGTCTTATCTTCGTCTTTCTCAAGTCCATACCAACAAGAGAAGTTCCTTTAGGAATTATTACACCACCTTCTATTGAGTTAAACTTATATAATACATTATCTGAATTATTTAAATCGAATATTGTTGAGTTCTTTAGTTCTAAATCTGTCTGTGCAGTAACATCATTACCCCAAAGATAGTACTTTGCAGCACTACTTACAGATTTAATTGAAAGGCCTGGTCTGTTATCAATGGTATGAGTACCAGGATACAGCAAGATTGTTGTTTTATCAAATCTATCATTATTACGTCCAGACTGATAAGCAAACCTCGCAGATTCTATAAGTGCTCTCTGAATAGTTTTAAAAGGTCTAGTAAGAGAGTTACCTTTATTATCGAAACTATCTGTGGAATCCAAATCATTTGGATTCACATAGAGAATATTACCTTCAGTATTAATAAGGAAATTTTCTAACCTAGAAAGAGGCATTGTATCAGCACACTAATTTTTCTTCTGACTTATTTATCATGCTAAGAAAGGAAGGGCGTTCTTTCTACGTAGAAATCTTTGATACTCCCTTCAATTTTTTTAAAAAAGGTTTTTGACGAAAAAAATACCTGAATTTTTTTTGCCAGATTTTTGGAACTAAAAGTCGATTTTGGTTTCAGCTACTCAAAGATGATTTCCCCACGTAACTCTGCAAGTTTTGCAGTACCCATAGTCTCAACGCAAGTCCAATACGTTTCACCACTCACTCCATACTCATCGCAGAAATGCTCTGCAATATCTTCTTGCAGATGTTGAAGTTCAGTTAGGTCTTCTCTGCGAATGAACATATCTATTTAGTGTGTAGTGTACAGTTTATCACAACCAAACTCACATGTCAACTTTCATACTGAGAAAAATCTTCTCCTTTAATCTCAGCAAGATACTTTTCAAGTTTAGTTATCTCACCTCTTAGATACGATGCACCCTGTAAATAACCCCATGCTCTAATCTGTTTATCATTTCTATAATCCCTTAATGTAGCAGTCATTGCTACCAATTTTCGTATTTGGGGTTCATTTTCTGCCTTAATTGCTGCCATTTCTGCTTCTGCAGTATCAATTGCAGTTTTTAAAGCAGCACAATTTGATGGGGATGGACTTGCTGGTGTGTCATTTGTGGTACCAAGTGACCCACTTCCACCCTGAACAAATACTCTTGTACCTTCAGTAATATATCTTGAATCACTTATCGGACTTTCAACATCACCATCATCATCTACTAAACAAGGCCAAGTATCAACACCAATAGGAACTCTTATACTTCCACCACCTTGTTTTGGTTCTGGATGTAAAGTTAATGTTGCTTCATCAAAAGGATCTGAACCATTTTTAAATTCTCTGATTGCTCTACCAGGAAGTCCTTGAGGGAATGATACCATTCTATTCGACCACCATGTGAATGGGCCTGTAGGATAAGTGGTATATTCTGAGGAATCGTCTACCAGAACTGCACTATGTCCCAATCCAACTTTACCTGAAGATATGTTTCCCACTCTAACAGGATCATTAGGAAACTTATTAAAATCAAAAGCTTCATCTACATCAGCTTCACTACGAATTACATAGTAATCTCTACCATCTCCATTTGTAGTCGTACATGCTGTACCAAGAATAATTGATGGAACATTTGTAGTCAACCCAACCTGAAATGTTGATCCACTATGAGCAGTTCCGACTGCTGCATTAGATAAAATATAAGCAGTAACTGTTTTTGATACAGTAAATTCTTTTACTTTATTACTGTCACTAGGATCAGGTTTCTGAACTTTTACAGATATCTGAGTGTTACCAAACCCAACAACTTTCGTATTGTATGGTAGATAATTAGTATATGCTATACCAGAAAGGATTGGGATGTCCTGATTAGTACCAATACCAGTATTATATAACTCAGAAGATCCAATAGCAATATATCCACTAAGTGTAGTACTAATCCCTGAGTTGGTATCTGTTCTTCCAAATCCAACAACCTTCGGAAAGGTTCCTATAGGAAATATTTCTGGTGCTTCAAGATCATCTGTTATCTCATCACCAATTTGAATATTCCGATAACCTGAATCCTCTGTACCTCCAATAACTGCAAGAACAGTTTCACCTAGACCAATATTACCACGCAAACTTGTAATTAAATTGGATCCATAGTCTCTATCTTTTGGAGACTGATAATACTTTACTGAATAATATCCTGTAGTAATACCAACGAACTTTGCTTCATATTCATCTGCATCCTCATCACCCCAATCAACTGTACCAATAAAAACCCACTCCAAATCACTTTTACATCCAGCTTCTATTCTTGCTTCATATGCATCCACATGTGCTTGAATCTTTGTATTAATTTGTTCAATTAATGGTGGTATATCTTTATCAATATTGACAATTAATTCATCAAGTTGATCTATTTCAACATCAGCAAGAGAAAGTTGATCTAATAATGATTCTCTTTGTTGTTTCTTTTCTTTTATTTCAGTAATTATATCATCAATAAATTTTTGTGCTTTAGCCATTATTATTACCTCTTATCGTAATGATATCCTGCGATAGAAAATTGACTATTATCTCCTGGATAATCTTCTGGTGTCTTTCCTTCATACTCAGGAATGTTTTTCTCAACATCAATTCTTTCTCCATGTATTATATAATGGCAATTAATTGGTGCAGCACTATTATTGAAAACTGTTACTTTATTATTCTCAATTGATTTAATAAAAAGTTCTTGATGAACATCATTAGAAGTTAAATTAACAGTAATTGATTCTGGATCAACTAGACCTTTCCAATACTCTGGCAATTCTATCACATTACTATCCTTAAGTCTACCCCTAACATATATGTCTGCTGTTGGTGCTTCTACACAAATATGTCTTACTCTCTTTTCCTTTTTAGTAGGATGAGGTATATCAAAACTCTTACATCCTGCAGGAATACCAACACATCCAGAAACATTACCAAAAAATTTAGGTGCTGTAACAGTAGCACCTGCTGCTATAACTCCACCAACAGTGAGAGATCCAGAAATAGTATGTGTTGTATTATCTTGAACTGGGCCATTTGCTAGACCTATAGCATTTTTAATATCAACACCATTCTTCAAACTCAATGCATTTTTAACAGTAACACCATAAAGTGTAGTCATTCCATAGTGGAAAGTAAGTCCAAAGTTGGAAACCATTCCTATGAATACACTATTACCCTCTACCCATAATGAATTAGGTAAAGTCTTTCCTAGATTGGCAAGTGGAGGGCCAATATTAACTGCTGCCTTGAAACCTCCTGCAATTGAATCACCAAAAATACTAATTCCTGGACAAGTTAACTCACCATTCCCAAGAACATCAGGAATACCTGGTTTAGTCCAGTCACGGTTACCAACCGAAAGTTTACCTGTTTCAACCTGAACGTTCTTTATACTCATATCTTAAACTGCTCCACTCGTAAATAACATCTTGGCATTCTTCACTGCTGCTAAGATTTTTTCTGTCAAACTGGTTGCAATGATTGGATCACCACCACTTCCAGTTTCTACTGGGCCTGATTCACAATAAACCATAGTATCATTACCACCGTATAATAACATATCAGAAGATGCTGCTATCGTAGCATAATCACTATCAACTGTCAAACTTGGTGCATCCAAATACAAATTTTGCTTAGTCTTAACAGTTACTTGACCTTCTGGATCAGTAGCCTCTAAGAGAACATTCAATCCTTGTAAAATTAGATTACCATTTGGTGCTGATATTTTAATGGTTCCATTTTCTGCTGTAATAAAGACAGAAAGGTCATCTGATGTTGCTTTATCACCAGTTTTAAGTTCTATTGAATTTCTAGAACCTATTTTACAGTTACCTTGTTCATAAAAATGTATACACTGAGCAGTATCAGTAGTAAGCATCAACTCTCCTTTACCATGTCCCAATGTATTGACACCAGATGACATCGTAAATCCTGGAAAACGTCTTCTATAAAATTTCTCAAATCTTTTCTCAAATTCTTTATCCTCCTCAGTCATCTCACCAACTTGATCAAGACCAGTATCCTCCATAGCTGCCGTAGCTTCATCTGAGAATGCAGTTGCTGTATCTATTTGAGTAGTTGGATTAGATGTTTGATTGTATGGATTGAAACTACTATCAGTCATAATAATACCTCCTTATTGGTGATCAGTTGTTGGGCAGTCAATAACAGTTGTAATTCCAATGAGTGGTCTTACAACGTCATCCATAGTAATTCCATCAGAAATACCAGTGGTTCCCGTCCGAGTTCTTGGAAGGTCACTAGTTGATTGTGGATGGGTTCTCATTATCGGAATAAATTCAGCACCATATCCTGTATCAGAGTCGTAAGTAACCTCTGGAGCTTCCCACACTTCCCTTTCCCAAGGTTTCCAGTCCACTTTCCAAATACCACCCCAAGAAGTAGTTTGAATCTTAGCAGTTGTACAGACACCAACAGCACAAATCTTGACTCTATCATCTGGATCAAAATCCCTACCTGGTCTCTTCACAAATATATCCTCGATAAATCCATAAGTACCAGTTCCAATTCCAGTTCCTCCACCAGGCCCTGTACCTGTTGTTCCTATACCTATTGTTACTGTAGTTCCAGTACCAACTGTAGTTCCAGTACCAGTATTACCACCACAATATCCATATCCTTTATTCAATAAGACAACACTATCAATAGAACCATTAACAATCTGTGGGTATGCTTGAGCACCAGAACCCCATCCACTATTATCAACTATAGCAACACTAGTGTCACTATCATATCCACTTCCACCATTTATAACATCAATTGCAAATATCGAACTATTATTAGCAACAGTTATGAATAAATCTGCACCTGTACCATTTCCGTTTAACCTAACTACAGGTGGAATACAAACAGCTGCTTTAGTACCAGGTTTTGTTACAAGATCATCCTGATTAGTAATATTATAAGGATCACATGCATTAAATATGGAATTCTTTCCACCAAGTAATGGCATTGTTGATATTGCTGCTTCAATACTTGACAATTTATCTGCAGCAGTACCAGAAAGATTTCCTCCAGTTAGTGTGTCAACATTATCAAGAACTTCTTTAGCATTACTTCCATTGTAATTAAATAACTCAACACTTGTATAAGTACCATCCTCATTCTGAACGACTGGTCCATCTATATCACTTACATTTACTTTTTCACCATCAACAATAGCAGAACCGAATCCAGTATCAATAGCACCAGTAATCGATTTACCTATACCAGTAAGAGAAGAACTAATACCTGAGAATACATCCATTCCACTTATTATACCTCCACTCTTATTCCAATCATCCATCTTACCTTCTAAGAACTTGTTCGTTGTGGATGCCCATTTACCTGGTTTAGAACATAAAGGACCATTACAAGCAAGGAAAGCATAGATTGCTTTGGCAAAAGCACTTGCCTTCTTAAGAACACCTGCAACTGAAGCGAGTCCACCCATCAACCAATTCAATCCTGCTAAGAGTGGCCCCAACAACCCCTCCAACATGTTCATTAACTTTGATAATAAACCAGATATGAATTGCTCAATCGCACATATTGGTCCACCAATAACCCTACCAATAAGTTTATTGAGCATTCCTAAAAGAAAATTCCAAAAACCTCCAATTATTTTATTAAAATTACACCAAAGGATTTTAAGAATATTTGTCTTTGCCATCTTAGCGATGGGATCAGTAAGAAATGCAAAAGGATTAAACTTTTTTATTTTTGCTAAGAACTTACCAAAAATAATATTGATTTTTCCTATTAGACCTTTTCTTATATTATTGAGAATATCTTTAATGACTGCTAGAATTTTTTTAGCAAAAACTTTTACCTTCTTTTGTATATCAACAAACTCTTCAAGCATAGGATCAATATACTTTTCTCCTACTTTTGTAAGATTATCAGTAACTGAAATAAAATCTTGAAGAAACTGTCCTATCTTACTGATAGCATCATCACCACAAGTACTATCAATAACTTCATCAGTATCAAACAATCTCTCTGCTGCTCCTTCAGCCTTAGTAACATCATTCTTCTTTGTTATAATACTGTTTGGATTTTCCTTAGTGAAATTAGTATCCCTAGCAGTGATTGAATTTCCCTGAGTTTCATTAGTCCAAGTCTCAAAACCACCACTCTTATCTGGTGTAATCTTATCATCAGAACTAATACTACTCTCAACCTCCTGATTCCTATTAAGCAACCCCATAACAACTGGTTGCTGTCCCTCTTCACCATCTAAGAAAAACCCAACAGCAGTCTCACCACCCTGAAGTGACATGGTTTCACCTATACCACCCTGTCCACTACCGACTTGTGCATCCTGCATTACCTCAGCCCAAGGGAGATCATTCTCTGGCATTTCAGTCTCTTCCCAAGGGTGATATCCGATAATACGAACCTTCACCCTTTGCTGTTTCTTACCATCAACTGCAAGAGTATTATTTTGTTTCTTCCATGACGATGCAGCAGCAACACGACCTATCCACCAGACAAATCCGTCACGTCCTACAATATTCGTTTTTATTACAGAATCATTTAACATCAGTCGTCGTAAACTCTACACTCCATTGAATCGGGATGATTATCACAATACACTTCTAAGTGCTGATCCTCATGGCGTGTGTGCCAATCATTAATCTTTGCACCACCTGGATTCTCTTCATTCTCTTCATGATCATGAAAAGCATCATTGTGAAGTTTCAAATCTTCTTCAGTATATTCAAGCATACCATGATTAACATGCTCTTTATGATCCTTTGGATCAAGATACACTTCATGGTTTAAATCGTGTTCTGGTACTTTAGTAGTCATAATTCTCCTTAAGTAGAATCTGGAATTTTAAATCCGTAAGAATCTCTTATGAGTCTAAGTGAAGTTGTAACCTCACCAACTTCAATATGATGTCTTACTTCTTTAATTATATAATAACCACTTAATGATAGGTCAATTTCCCTAGATTGTCCTTCCTGGACACGGGGAAATTCGCATTTGATAACATTACCTACCTTCAAGTCTAGGTTACAAGGTACAAGAATATTTAGTGCCTGTGTGAACAACAAGTTATAACGAGAGAAAGATTTAGCCATATCAGCAGTATCTCTACCAGATTCTTTCTTAGCCTGATGAATACCATCTTTATCAAGAACACCATGATCAGTAATTCTTGTTATAACTCTTGTTGGTCTAGTTGCTATCTCACTAAACAAAGAAGATGGATCATGAATATCATCTTGACCAAGATGACTATCTCCCAACTCATCTTTAAAATTATATCCATAATAAGAAGCCCGATGATGTAATGAATCCCAGATATAACTCACATTTTTATACAATCCAATAGCAAATGCTTTCTTTACATCAACATTCCTATCCATATAATGGTTAATAATCTGGAAATTATTCTCCAATAAATTTGCATCTATTCCACCAAATCCTTTACTTTCATATACGAATACATCTTCAGCATCTGCACTATTATCTTGTATTCTAGTATCAGAAACTAGACTATCAATACTTCTGAAATGGAATCCATCTGCATTCTCATAGAAGAAAAATCCTGCAGTACCTTTTGCTTTACCAGTATGAGTAAACTTACCACTCACACCACTCACACCCCAAGCAGATATTCCTTTAGGACACAACCACTGACACACCTCAAGTGGTTTTCTCATATTTCCAATGAACCCATAAGTATTACTCGTCTGTTCTATCTTCTTTATTTTATCATCTGGTACTTTTAATATATTTGTTAGAATACTTCTAACATGTTTATCAATTGGAACTGTATCAGAATATCTTTTCGTACATCTAGTTCCCTCATTTACAAGAGAATGGTATGATGTCAAATGTAATATAATTGATGCTGTTTGTCTTTGAGAGTCTCCTGAACTTGCTTTAACAAGATACATCTCCTTCTCAAATGTTCCAGAACCAAGTTCCAATTCTACATTGACTTTTTCTCCACCCTGTAATCCGAATTCACTAACCAAATTATAAGAACCAATCAAAGTAATCTGCATTGATACAACTGGTTCAAGTAAATCCTCAAAATAATCAACAGAAAAAGTAGATCCACTCAATGCTTGAGATCCCTTAGTTCTGCTTTCTATTGAAATGTTTACTGGTTTTAAACCAATTTGATATTCTACTGCCATTATTTTAGATTAGTAAGTAAAAGATCTGAGAATGGATTATCATCACTATTTAATCCGAAAGGTATTGATGATTCAGAGGAGGAAGACTTAGTGAAAGCATTCGTATCAATAGTAGGAAGATTGAATTTCTCTGACATATCAGTTGTTATTATTGGGAAAGGTACAGTTGTCTCACCAGATTGGAATATATTTTTTGATTGATTATTTAATTGATCTTTATACTTGGTTTTTATATAATCAATATCAAATTCAACTTCTTTCAAGAACTTTTGATTAAACTCATTTTGTCCAGTAAGAAATTCCACAGCCCAATTAACTGGTTTCTTACTTACCAACTTTTCTTTCCGTTCTATTAACCTTGAAAGAACTTTAGGAGCACCGTGCTTTTTAACTTGTTTATCAAGTAATTTTTTACCCAAATGCCTGAATCCTTTTGTAGATAAATGATCAATTGGTTCTACGATAAGTTTTTGTGCTGCATAATCAAGTATCAATCCTTTACCAAGACTCTTAAGACTTGATGGTTTAAATAAATTTTTTATATTTGTTTTAAAACTTGTTTTTAATAATGGTTGCTTCTTAATTATATTTTTATTCAAAGAATCTGGGATTAGTGGTGCTTGAGCTTTCGTAGCAGAGAATGTACCTGATCCAACCTTCATAAGTTTACTGCCATGTTTAAGTTGAACAGACTTCATTCTCTCACCAAGATTAATAACATTAGGTTTGATTCCACCTTTCTTCCAAAATTTATTCCTTAAGGTATTACTTTTTAAATTTTTTATCCAGTTACTTTTAATCTTCGCATTCTTGAGGTTTGTTTTTAGAGTATTTTTATTCTTTACATCAATCTTATTATTGATTCTTTTAATGTTATTATTTTTACGTATATTTGGATCATTTAATTGCCTAGTTATATCTAATGCCGAAGTTAGATTAGGGCCCTGCAAAGGTTTCGGTATTGTTACACCAGTATCTTCTGCATCTACTCCATCAGCATCTTTATCTTTATCTTTATCTTTATCTTTATTAAGTGCAGCCAATGCTCCTATCCCAAGTAGAGCAAGTAATGCAGGTAACCAATTAGAACCACCTGGACCTTTACCAAGTTTCTCGACTTCTTTTTTGCTTGGTAATTTTATACCAGCAAGTGCTTTATTACTAGACTCTATCCACTTGATAAACGTTTTAAAATCTTTCTTTCTTTTAAACTTAAGATCAGAAACAATAGCAGTACTTGGAGATACTATTATCCTATTAGCAATAGTCTTTAAATCAGATTTTTTTGCACTTATTTTTGCCATAATTATATAATATTAAATGTCATTAGTGCATTCAATTTATGATAAGTAGGATCAGAATTGGATGAAGAATAGAATGTGACAGCATTACCACTAGAAGTAGTACCACCAGAAGTATTTGTTATACCACCAGAACCAGAAGAATCCTGTCCTTGACTAAGATCAAATGTAAATGGTTCGAGATTAAAAATAGATTCACCATTAGATAGATTACCATAAAATTTACTAAAATCTAGACTATTAATATCAGATTTAACTCCTGCTATATTTTGATTTTGAGAGGTATTAACCATCTCATCATTATTACTACTTATTGGTCCTAAGATACCTGTGCTACTAGATTTTACTCCATCCACTTCCGAATTTGAATCTGAAGAAGTTGAGGGGGGTGATGCTGGTTTATCAAAAATACTAGACCCTTCCCACTTCTTTCCTTTACCACTAATTGATTCATGTATAGTTCCACCAGTAGATCCTTTTATTAATATCTGTTTATACTTTTCATCTATCTCTTTAGTCAGATCCTTTATCATCTGATTAGTTTCTTTATTGTATGCTTTTATTAACTCTCCTCTCTCCTCACCTTTCTCCATATTTTGTATATCTTCCCACTCTTGAGTATTCTTACGTTCATTTCTTATCTTATCAGTTCTAACTTTTTTCTCTCTAGTCCAAATTTTTTCGAGAACAATAGTTCCTTCTTTCCTAGCAAGTTTTGCCTCAACTCTTCCCATTTGAGCGAAAAACTCATTCTCAATACCTTGCAATTTAGCAGGGAATGAATCAAGATACCCAGATTCTTTCTGTTTATTATACTCAGCCCTCAACATCTCAAGTGTTTGTTCGGGCCCAAACTTTTCAAGATTTTCATCAACTAATTTCTTTGGTGTATCTCCATCTTGCCAATTTAAACTACCATCATCGTTAACAAACTTACCAAGAAATAATGCTTTCGCACCAGGATATATGATACCCCATATTATTTTAGCAGAAGATTTTATAAACTTGAATACTCCATCTCTAAAATCCTCATCCTCAAACAATTTCAATAGGAATGTTACTAGACCAACAGCAGCTATTCCAGCAGCAATTTTCAGTAAGACAGGTAAAGCAGCTATCAATGCACCTCCAAATAAACCTCCTAAAAAAGATTTAATCATCCCACCAAACAATCCACCACCACCTTTACCATCTATACCTTTAAGACCTTTACTTATATCAACGATTACTGCTTTCAAATGCCTAGCAATCTCAAAAGTATTAACTAATGAATCTCTGACTAACTTTAAATTCTTTCTTAAAATTTTCTCCGTCTTTTTTGATCCAAAGAAATTTGTATAATTTTTTATAAAACTACTCTCTTTCTCTTCTTTCTTCTGAGGCACCATTGCCTTTGCAGTTCTATTAAAACCTATAATATTATTTCTCGCAGCACCAACTATAGAAGAACCTAATTTCTTTCCACCAGATAAAAAGTTCTTTGCACCTACTTTAGATGAAGACTTAGAAAATAAATTAGATTTAAATAGAGTTTGCATTTGGTCTACGAAGCCTCTTGGAGTCTTGCATTTTCTTCTTCAATAAATTGATTCAATAGAGCAAGATAGATATCTCTCTCCCAAGGCATCATGTTTTCAATCTCAGTTAATGAATATTTATGGTGTTGCATTAAGGAAAAATTAATTTTAAAGTATGACTCAAGATCAATATGAGACATACTTAGTCGAAAAAACTTGTCAATCCCTCCAATGTCACCTCACTTTCAACTTTTGTATTGGGATTTGTAACCTTGAATGTATGTGTCAACTTAGGCATTGTCTCAAAAAACTTTTCAACTTGTTTAAATTGAGATGAATTTAAAGAACCTAACCATTCAACAAGTTCCTTATGAGTACAGTCTGCTGCTGCCCAAGAATCTTCCTTATCAAATACCATATCAATACATGATGCAATAACATCAAATGATTTCTCAAGCATAGTTACATTATCCTGTTCACCAAACTCAAAATTATTTTCAATAAACTGTTCGAGTGATGGATACTTCATCCGTAATGTAAGATTACCATCTAAATTAATGTCTGTACTATGATCTTCATCCTGTAGTACTTCAATCTCATCAATAAAAACTTTCACAGGTACAGTAGTTTCATTATCATCAGGACAAGTCACAACCAGATCTAATGCTTCTCCTACAGACTTCGCACGAATATTTAAGAACAAATATTCAATATCAAATGTTGGAAGACCATCAATTTTAATTCTAGTACTAATACAATCTTTTAGAATTGCTTTAATAGCATTCGTAATCTGTTTGACATCTTCGCTCTCTAAAGCAAGAACAAGAACCTTCTCTTCTTTAACTAAAAATGGACGATATTTAATCTTCTTTCCAGTTGAAGGCAGTACCAACTCATAAGTTGGAGTAGCAATTTTTGGTAAAGGCATAATAAACTATAACAAGTCGTAATTTATATAGCAGGGTTTTTAGAATAATCCAATTGTATAAGTCTCTTTGGCACCATGTTTAGCTACTGTATGTCTTAGATAATTAAACCCAACTGACACTTGAGTGATCGAACTGCCCTCATAAGTTAAAGGAACAGCATTAATATTCACTGGGAATGCATCAATAAATTGATAAGTTAATAAAGTTTGATTTGTAAGATTACCATACGTTCCTTGTCCTTCATTTGGTTCCTTTAAGAAGTCTCGTTCAAACTTAGTAATGGCAATTTTTCTTTTGTAATCATTTGGATATCTAAATCTTGAGAAATTATTTCTATCACCATATTTTCCTAAGTGACTTTCAGGAGAACCTTCATATCTATCAAACCCATCGTTGATTGGACTAATAAAATTCATCCACTCTTCAAATAAACGTAAGACATTGTATTCACTATCCACATAGAAAGTAAAATCAAACTCATTATATAATCTCCGAGTTGCAAATCTTTCAATCGTGCCTTGACGACTTCCCATCTCTTCTGACATTTCCAAAGAAGAACTTGGAAGGTTTGCTTCAGAGCATAAGAAATCATAACTATCAGAAGATGCTCTCTTCTCAGTAAATATACCACAGTCAGTTAAATACTTAGACAATTTATTACTATCCGTACTTGAACGGTTAAGATCCAAGGAGACTTTAAATTGACTAGTGAGTGAAAGTTTCTTCAGAACCTCACTCATTTCAGGCATTGTTAAATATAACTCGTCATTTGTTATAGCCATCTAAATACTTTTTAAACTAGTTCTACTAATATATGTATGTCATATAATGGAAAATATTATCCAAGGTACCCTAAAAAGTACAAAGGAGACCCGACTAACATAGTTTATCGGTCACTTTGGGAAAGAAAGTTTATGAACTATTGTGATCTTACAGAGAATGTAAGTGAGTGGCAGTCAGAAGAATTCTGGATTCCTTATCGTTCTCCTATAGATAATAGAGTACATAGATACTTTCCTGATTTTTATATTAAGTATAAAGATAGTTCTGGTAAAAGAAGATCAGTGGTCATTGAAGTAAAACCAAAAAGTCAAACTAAGATGCCACCACAAAATCCTAAGAAGAGAACTAAGTCATGGGCATACTCAGTAAGAACATACGCAGTCAATCAAGCAAAGTGGAAAGCAGCAAGAGAATTCTGTAAAGATAGGAATATAGAATTTAAAATCATGACCGAACATGAACTAGGTATCAAGTAATGGGAAGAAAAACTTTAAAACAAAGACAAGAAAGAGATGCAGCAAGAATAGCACAACAAACTATCGGTGGAAGAATAATAGAAAGAGCAAGACAAGCATCAAGTACAGATGCAGACTGGTATGCTAATGAATTATATACAGAACTATCTGAAGTAGCAGAGACAAGATTCCCAGAGATAGGAGAGTTATGTTTCTTCTCATACTCTGCTGCATACCCAGAGAAGTATCCACATTATGATAGAAGACCACTCGTTTACATCATGGATTATCAGGAAGATAAGTTGCTTGGAGCAAACTTACACTACCTAAATCCAGACTATCGTGACGGAGTTGCACGAGGTCTCATAAATAAAGTTAGTGCAAGGTTACCAAAGAAGACACTACATCGTTATTTCTTTACAAATATAGGAGATATTTTTATAATTCCTCCAAGTGCTGATGAGTGGGCCAGTGTTGCAGAACTAGTAACTGAGAATTTCGTTAATAAATATGGTCGAAAGGTCGAATTACAAAAAGTTTGGGATAGCATTTAATGTCTAATTGGCAAATAGTTGGAGATTCATCAATATCATTCGCAAATGCAGCTGCAGGTGATGTAAGGTATTGGTGGGATCCTGATAACGGTTATACAAAATTCACACAAGTATGGAAGTCAGATGATATAACTGATTCAAATAGGGCTGTGTTTGAAACACTAACCGCAGGACAAAGAACTGCAATACTTAACGCACATGATGATACAAGAGTTCCTGCTGCTGGTGGTGTAATAGCAAAAGCAAGTCTCAAACGTCAACTACGTCAATATGAGATGGAACTATCAGGTGAAAACGATACAGGTCTTTGGTACAATGGAAATTGGAATATTAATAGTATAGATTTCTTTTCATCTGTTATTGATCCTGAAGAGAAAAATACCCTTATGAATTATTTCAGTGATGAAGGTACTACTTTCCTTGATTATGCAAATGCAGCAAATTTAACTGGGGTTGCACCCATAAAAGATTGTCAAGTTTGTGCCAACAACGTAGGTGAAGCAGATGATAATAATGAAGGTAATAATGCAATCTTTTTAGAACACGCAGATCTAATAGGATCATCAGATTTAGAATTTGGATTAACAGATGATCTCATAACAGATACATTAAAAAATTTAAAATACCCAGAAGATGCTCTATATCATCAAGGAGGACAAGACTTTATAAAAATAAAACAATATAAGTACCAACCACCAGGAAAAGATCTAATCACTGGTGCTCAAGGTAGTGTTGGTGTAGGATTAGGACAAGGTTATCAAAGAAAAAAGGCAAGAAAACAAGAACTTGGATTTGTAAGGTTGCCAATACCTAATCAAATACAAGATTCAAACAATGTCTCATGGGGCCCAGATCAAATAAGCAATATCACTGCAGCAGTTGCATCAGGAGTATTACCATTAGTCAATGCAAAAAACATCAACAAGTTGATAGACAGTCCATTAGATACAATGGAGGCAATGGGTAATGCAGCAGGCCCTAAAACAAAAAAATTCTGGGAGAATCTATCAGCAGCAATGAAAACTCCACAAGCTGGTGCTGGTATACAAGGAATATTAGGTTCTAAAATATTAAACATGGCTGGTTTTGATATTAGTGCAGAATCAATCCTAGCAAGAGGTATGGGTGTAGTACCAAACAATAACATGGAACTTCTATTCAATTCTCCTACACTCAGAGAGTTCCAATTCAACTGGAAGATGAGTCCAAGAAGTGAGAGTGAAGCAAGACAAGTAAATAAAATTATAAAGTTCTTCAAAGCAGGAATGGCAGTGAAGAAACAAGGTAATGTAGGATCTGGTAGTGGTGGTGCTTCTTACTTCTTAGGTACACCAAACATCTTTGATGTTCAATTTCTGACCACAGGTAATGAACAGATAGATGGTCTTATGAGAATTAAAGAATGTGCATGTGTTGGGTGTGCAGTGAACTATACCCCAGAAAGTAACTGGGCTGCTTATGAAGATGGTCAACCAGTTTCTGTCATTATGACTCTCAAATTCTCAGAACTCGAACCTATATACGATATTGATTATCTTGAAAATAAACCAGCACAATATAAAAGTGCTAATGACATTGATGATCTACCCGAAAACGCAGTAGGATACTAAGATGAGTTACTTCAAAGAACTACCAAACTTATCATATGTTTCCAGATTTTCTGGAGCGAATAGAAATGATGAGAGGGTAGAAGTTAAAAATCTATTCAAGAGAGCAAGATTAAGATCTGATATTGATGCTGCCATCACTGCATTCAATTACTATAAAATATCAGAAGGAGAAAGACCCGATACTCTTGCTAAGAAAATATATGGTGATCCAGAATTGGATTGGGTGATATTAGTTACAAATAATATTACTAATATTAGAGATCAATGGCCATTGGATGGAATGAATTTCACCAACTACTTACTATCAAAGTATGGTACTTCTGATATGACAGAAGAACAGAAATATGCAAAATTAAATGAAGTAAAACACTATGAAACAACAGCAGTAAAGGATCAATATGATAGATCTCTATTAGAAGCAGGTCTAATAGTTGATAAGGATTTCACATTCACATCCACAAAAGAATTAACAAGAAATACAGTAGTTAGTGAAGTAACTCTTGTATTACCATTCGCAATATCACTTAATGAAGGTGATTCAATAACACAACCAACTGCATCTAGTGGTGGTTATATATTCACTGGTGGATCAGGTACAGTTAAAACATCAGTGACAAGTAAAAGAGAAATACGTCTTAATAAAATTGTTGGTAATTTTATCTCAACTGCTAGTGGAGCAGTTAGTGGTAACCCATTATTATTGAATGGAGCAACTCTAACTGCAGATAATGGAACAGCAGGAAACCCAGTTGCAGTTTTCAAAACTTATAAAACAAATACTACTCCAGAAACAACTAATCCAGTAACAGGTGTAAGTTATTATGACTATGAAGTAAAAATAAATGAACAGAAAAGAAGAATCAAAGTCTTAAAACCAGGTTACTTACCTGTATTCATCTCAGACATGAGATCAATTATGAAATATAGTAGATCAAGTCAATATATAAACCAAACCGTAAAGGAAACATATAATCCTAGTTCTATTGGAGTATAAAAAAAGACCCCTGTTAAGGGGTCTTTTTGTTTTAGGAGTTAACTAACTTTGAGAAGTAACTAAGAGAATCATCTTCCTCTTCTTCAGTTGACTCTGCTACAGGATCAGGTACTACTGGTACTGGAGCAGGTGCTCGTGATGCAGTTTCATAAGAACCACGATCATCATCTTCACTACTCAACTCTTCATCAACTACAGGTCTTTTGACTGGCTGATTCAGACCAAGAACATACTTCAGACGCTTATCAAGATCTTCATATGACTTGAACTTGTCTGGTGCAGTAAACTCATTTAGGTCATACTCTTGACCATAAATTGTTTCTAGTTTTGCATCATCATCAAAGAGAGCACTTGGAGAATCGAACTCTGACTTATCATAGTTCTGATAACCTTCTACTCTACGGATCTTCAATTTGAAGTTTGCACCCTGCCAAAAATCGAATGGATTAATTGGAGTCTCATCTGCGAACTCAGGTTTCATTGCTTCCTGAATCTTATCAAAGATCTTCTTGCCATACTTGTACAAGAATACTTTACCTTCGTTCTCAGGATTTGAAGGATCTGCAACAATGAATATGTTGCTGTAATAAGATAATCTACGCTTCTGCTTCCTTGCTATTTCTTTGTTAGCATCAGAACCAGAGTTCCACAGTTGTGAGTTGTGCTCAGAGACAGGATCCTTCTGTCCCAATGTGGTTAGAGAATTTTCTATGAACCAACCACCAGGCCCTTGGAATGCGTGAGTGTATACTCTTGCCCAAGGAAGTTCATTACCTTCTGGTTCTGGAAGGAAACGAATGATTGCATAACCATTTCCAGATTTGTCAACGGATGGTTTCCAAATACGTTCATCAACGTTGCTTCCCTTGTCGTTGAGTTTCTCAACTTGTTTAATTAACTTATCAGTAAGGGAACCTGATCTGGACTTTTTCTTTAGATTTGCGAATGACATGTGGATGTTTGAGGATTAATTGAAAAAAGGGTGGGAGGTTGGAATTATGTGTACCAACAAGTAAGGGGCATTGCTACATGAGTAGATTTTTACCTCACTGTCTGAGACCCGACTGGTAAGTCGATTCACCTTTTCAAGGTGCAGCACCACCTGTGTCTCATCACCTTAACTAGCCTTATGCCAGCAAGTTTATTCAGTCACTCCCGTGTTGAACCCGTCGATTCAACAGATATATTATATACCAGTATTATTTATTTGTCAACCTTGCATAAATAAAGAAAAAAGTACTTGAAAAATGGTCGCTAGAATACCTCTGATTGTAAATTCGTCTGCAGAACAGATACAAGAACTGCCTAGTGGAGATTCCATTAATATACCTGGTGATCTTAATGTCACTGGTACCGTTACTGGAAGTGCTCTCCACTCAGTAAAATTAACTGCTGATGGTACTATTGCTGCTAATGCTGCTGTGACTTTAACCAGTGCTGGAAAAGCTAAAGCAATTTCAACTGTAGCAGAATCTACTGGTTCATCTTCAACTTTCTACACACATACTGCGGATCTTCATGTAGGTGCAATAGATGATATAACTTTTGATTCCAATCAAAGTGCTGCACTGCTAGTTTACCGACGAGATAACGATGCAGGATCTCAGTTGCCATCATATCAGTTTACATCAGGAGCATTATCTGGTACTTCTATTACATGGAGTGGTACTCATACACCACTAAATTCTACATCTGATTCCAGTTCTGTAATCCAACCTAATGTTATTTCACATCAGAATGGAGGTGGTGTTGCAATTCATGTACCATCATCGACTGTTGGTACTACTAACCGTGACTTGAAATATACAACTTTTACTCTTAGTGGTTCCACTGTAACATGGGGTACTGCTACTCCCATATCTGCTTGGGTTAGCAACGTGAATTTACCAGACAGACATTATTGTGTTTATTTGGGAGAAGATGGGGGTTCTCACTACTTTGCTGTTGCTTATCGCAGTGGATGGTTAGGAGGTTCAATGGTTGGAAAGCTAAGGATTCTCAAGTGGGATGGTCAGGATAATGTAACTTTAGGTAGTGAGGCTGACATAGGTAGTCCTACGAGTGATCCTGGTCACAGACTACTTATCGATCCACAATTAATTGCACTTGAAAATAGAAGATTTCTCGTAAAAAATGGTGCAACCTGGAGAGTATGTACTAGAGTAGGTACAACAGACGTGAGACAGGGAGCTGATAGCAGTACCATTGGTAGTACTACTAACCATAAAATTTACGACCCTTATAGTAAATTCTTAATTTGCTATACTGGTACTGGTATAATTCAGGCCTATGATATTAATGGGGAAGATATTACTTACCGTTTTCAATCACAAATGCCTTCAGGTATAGGTAATGGACGAGTTCTACTCACAGATAAAGGTCAAGTTTTACATAGTTACATCGATGGGTCAAATAATGGTAAACAGATTTTTGGAACATTTAATGATGCAAAAGATGACATAACATGGAATGATGCTGCTACAACTTGGGATAGTGGTGATGCAGATAACTCTGGTGGTACACCTAGAACAGTGAAAGCAAATGATGGGAAAGTGATAACTGCTTATCACACAGATCCTGCTAGTGAAGGAGATGAAGACGGAAAATCAGTTGTAACACAAACAGCAACAACAACACTAACAGAAGATAACTTCTTAGGTTTTAGTTCTGCTGGTTACTCTGATGGAGAGACGGCATCGATAAGTATATTAGGAAGTCAATCAACCCAATCAGGTCTTACTGTAGGTAAGAAATATTATGTACAAGATAATGGAACTATTGGCACCAGTAAAGGATGGTTTGGCGTTGTAGCTGGTAAAGCATTGTCTGCAACAAAATTATTGATTACAGAAGTTTAACTTTCTATATTAGATTCCAATTCCTTTATAGTAGTATCTAATTTTTTAAAGAACGCATCCATAGAATCTACTTCATCTTCAACACCAAACATTTTAGCAGCATCCATTAATCTATTTCTCATTTCTATTGCATCTTTATCTTCCGATAATGATATACGGAAGAAGAAAATTTTCTGCTTCTCCAAGAACGTCTTCAATTTATGAAGGTGTTCTTTCTTTTGTTCTTCCTTCATCATAGGAAGATAAGGAGTCTCCATCGTAAGTTCTGTCTGGAGATTTGTCAATTCCGCAATGGTTTCTCTAACAACCTCAGACTGAAAAAATCCACTCATTAATGATACCTCTCTTTTACTCTTTGAACTAAGTAGTTTTTATACTCAGACACATCAATATTTAGAAATGGCTTATACTTCTTAATTTTTAAACTGACGGTTTCCCACACAGGATCAAGAAGTTGTTTGTCATAATTTTTGACGTATGAAAATATTTTATCATAGATTACCAATTCTTCAATGGAGAGTTTACCACCCAAGTATTCTTTCAGTATAGGTGGGTGTCCTTTCTTACAATCAAAGAACTCATCGTAATCATAACTATCCATCATATCTTCAGAGTTACTTTTAAAACTCTCAAATAAATTCTCTTTATGTTCTACCCATTGGTTATATACTTTTTCTCCACCATCAATTATTGGCCCAATCCATACATCATTAGAGTCTGATGCCTGACTAAAATTTGCCAGGAAGAAATTTTTAATTTCATCGTCACTCTTCTTACGTGACATTCTCTCAAAGAAGTAACGATCCTTTCTTTTATTGAATGCACCTTCCGATGCTCGTGACCTACCACCATACTTGAAGTAATCGTACTTCTCTTTGGTGAAATGATTCTTAAATGCTAAGTAACTTTTGTATACCTCAAGAGGTTTCATAAAGGTAACTTCGCTCTCGAAGTTTTCTTCATAAAATTAAGTTGCTGTGCATCATACTTTAATTTTTCCTTTAAAGGTTTTGACATTAATTTAGAGACTGCATCGATTTCTATTTTATTTTCTTCGCAGTATGCCAAGATAGCATCAATGTAATTAAAGTTATTACTTTGAACTATCTTTTCAATTTCTTCTGCAAACTTAGTTGGGCAGAGAAATTTCTCCTTCATTAAATCGTCAACATTAGTCTCCTTCATAATTTCCTGTTTTATAGTTGACAAACTTTCCAATGTATTTGGTAAGAAGTTTAATATAGTAGTCCTTGTTTCTCTTTTCATAGACAACACATTCTCCATTTTCAGATACCATAATTGTGATCAATTTTTTGACTGGGATACCAGTCATTTCAAAATACATACATGCGTATGCAGTCTCTTGAACGAAATAATTCTCAATCCACTTTTCAGGTTTAATTTTTGTTGAAGTCTTGAAGTCAATGACTGCAAGCTCACCATCAAATTCTGCTATGCAATCTACTCGACCAGCAAGTCCTAGATAATCACTATATAGTGACTTCTCTAGAGCGTGTATGTTGTTTATGCGGTCAAGGTTTGCTTTGGATTGAAGAAATAAGAACTTTGTGGATGGAAGCATATCGCATCCATCAATTGTACCATTCTTAATATAATATTCTACCACATCATGATACTTTGTGCCACGAAAGGTAGACTCTCTAGTAATCCTGTTTGCCTCTGCTTCTCCAACTTTCTTTCTCCAATTAATAAAGACATCACGGTTGTAGAAACTAGTCACAGAAGTGATTGAAGGATACATCTTACCAGAAGGAACCTTATAGAATCTGGTTCCATCTATAGTTTGTGCTTCAAGATCAACTTCTTCTTTTAAATGATCAACAAAGGTAAACATTACATACCAAGAGCAATTTTAGTTAAGAGATAATTACGGACAAGTCCAGATCGAACGATATCATCAATATCAAATTCGATGGCCTCAAAATCATCAACCATTGATAGGATGATTTTCTTGAAATCTAGAATGCCATTTCTCTCATTGGTCTTAACTAGATCAGTCTGAGCTGCGTCACCGCAGAAGATGATCTTAGTATTTTCACCAACTCTTGTTATTATACTATCTAATTCATGAAAATTCAAGTTCTGCATCTCATCCACAAGAATGATAGCATTATCCATTGTAGTTCCACGAATGAATGATGTAGACCAGAAACCAATAGTCTCTTGTCCTTTCAATGCACCATAAAGCATTTCAAACTCAGTATCATCAGACATCTCGAACATGTATTTCACCATATTCTTATATGGTATCTGATATAAGAAAGACTTGTCCTCATGGTCTCCTGGTAGAAAACCAATCTCTCTAGTGGAAACTAAAGAGCGAACAATATATACTTTCTCATAAGGTGTCATTTGATTTAAGACATCCTTAAGAGCAAGGTACAGTGCTATAAAAGTTTTACCTGTACCAGCAGCACCATAAGAGAAGATATTCTTTCCTTTCTTATATGCTTCAAAAAACTTTTCCTGATTCTTGGTTAACGGTTTAATGTCAACCATTATATCATTGTTAATTGGTTTCTTCCTCTTTAATTTTTTGGTACTCATGCTACCAATTCCAGAGGAATTGTTACTTCCGTTTCTTTTTTTAGCTGGCATAATTAGAAACTATAGTCACGATTTTTTCTTACATTTGATCCAGGCTGTCTGGATGCCCTGTCAAGAATTTCATTCCAACCTGCTGAATTTGCTTCTCCCTTAGTAGTCATATCTCCAACTTCTCCTACACCTGCCACACCTGCTTGCCAATCTTTATCCCAATCGGGATTCTCTTTTCTCCATGTATCGTACTCCTTCATAGTCATAGAAAGTTCTTTCTTCTCTCCTGTCTCTTTATGTTTGATTGGATAAGTTGGCATGGTTTGTTAATATGTGTAAAGGTATTTAGACCCATTCAAGGGCTTCGGATACTGCAGGAAATTGTTCGGTAAACACCTTCCTACATGCTTCTGCAATCTCCATATGTTCTTTCTGAGTTCCATGTGCAGAACGTAGGTTAATATAATGAACCCAAGAACGACATGAACCAGTCATATAGATTCTTGTAGGAGTTGCAAGTGGTAGTACCATTCTAGCACACTCTTTAGCAACACCTGCTTCTAACATCTGACTGTAAAGATTTGTAGATGCCGTAAATAGAGTCTCAATCTGACGATTCAATGTCTCTACTACTTCAGGATCCAAATCATCGATAGAGTTCTGACGATTCTTATCATCCTGCCTACGTAATTCTGGTAAATCAATCTTACCTAATGCAGTACTAGCAGCATATCTCTGAGAAAACTCTTGGAATGTAAAACTTCTATGTCTTAATATCTGTGCAGCAATAGCACGAGTAGTTTCAATTTCTAATGTCATAGAAGATTGCTCAAACACAGACCAATGCTGATGTTTAATACAATACTTCAATAGACCAGCAAATTTTTCATTGTCCTGATTAGATGGATTAGATACTCTGGCAACATATGCCATAAGTTTCTCCGCATCAGGAGTAACAGTAACAAGTTTTACGTTCATTCATCATCCTCAAAAACTTCATCGTAGTCTGGTAATACTCCTACATGTTCTTCGTAATTGGCCCGTTTATATGCATCAACATCTGAATATACTTCAGACTTTAATGAATCAACAAGTAATTCCAGATTACGGACAATCAATTTTAATTGTTGTCTATCCATAAGAATTTTCATTTTATTTATTATATCACAAAAAAAGAGGGGTCGCAACCCCTCTCTATCTTAACTGCAAGGAATTGCCTTGCTTCTAACCTTGATTCCACGATACATGAGATCATGGTTTCTGCGTTGGTCATGCTCTGTTATGAGCATTT